ACTTTACCGAACCATTTGGCGGCAGTGGTGTGGAAGCCATGCTGTGCGGTACACCGTTAATCGCAGTTGACTACGGTGCGTTCACAGAAACAGTTATTGATGGTGTCACGGGATTTCGTTGTCATACGCTCCAGGATTGGATTGATGCTGTTGATCACACAACAGATATTGATCGTTCTGTTGTGGCCAGTACGGCAAGATCACGATACAGTCTTGAAGCCTGCGGTAAGAAATACGATAAGATTTTTAAAGACATTAACGCTCTTTGGGACAAAGGTTGGTATCAATTACGTGAAACAAATCAAATTAATTACACATATCTACACAATGAAGAGCTACCTTTTGCTAAGCGTTTAGCGGCGTGGATCAAAGATAATCTAAATCCACAAAAGGTTTTGGACCTAGGTTGCGGCCCTGGAACGTATGTAAATTGTTTTCAAGAGCTAGGCATCGACGCCACTGGATATGATACAGATATTCGAGTTGAAAACAATGATCATTTAATTTGCAAAAGCTTGTTTGACGTAGAAGAAGTAGGCGATGTTGTACTTTGTTTAGAAGTAGCTGAACATATTGAGTCTTGTAAAAATTTAAAAATTATTGAAGCAATGACAAGAACTTTGGCACCTAAAGGAACGTTAATATGGACCGCAGCAAAACCTGGTCAAGGTGGAGTAGGACACATCAATTGTCAAACAAAAGACTACTGGATTGAGTTGTTTAAATCTCAACCACTAAAACGGTGTAATGGCATGGAATTAATTCTTGCTGAAGAAATGAAAAAAGATTATCACATGGGTTGGTTTGTCCAGAATTTGTTGATCTATACAAAGACATAAAAAAACAGCCCCACTGAAGAGGCTGTTTACATTTGATTAATAAAATTAAACAGCTGCTGCTGCCATCTTTTTGAGATGCTTGCGAACTTTCTCTACATTCCACAAGTAGCTGTCTCGTGACCGGGTAGACGGAAATGCAGCAAAATGGGGTCCCAATTTAAGGGTACCGTCATCTCGCATCTTGAACAGTTGTTTTTTGTCGAGTCCAAGAAGCTCGCACGCTTTATTGGCTGTGACCCAGCCGGTAGAAGCTGTCATAAAGAACAGGGAGTGTTCAGATATACACTACCGACAAACCGCTATGCGTCAAGGATTTTTAGCAAATCTTAAACTTTGGAGCTTGGCTTAGCAATCTTAAAATAAGGTAACGGCAACTTAAGAGTATGTTCAGTGACGAGAACGCACCACTCGCCCTACTGATCGAAGTAACTCCAAGGTTAGCAAAAAAACGGTTTAGAGATGATATTTATAAATCCTGGGATTACAAATGTGGCTATTGTGAAGATGTAGCTACAAGTCTTGATCACATTGTTCCAAGGTTTAAATCTGGTTCTAGCAATAGAAACAATCTGATTCCAGCTTGTCGTCGTTGTAACAGCAACAAGGGAAGTACAGAAGTAGAGACCTGGTACAAACAGCAAGATTTCTTTACTCAAGCTAGGATGGAAAGAATTAAATCTTGGATGTCGCAAGAAGTTATCGACATCTTCTCTTGTCAATTAGAAGCTTTGCAGGTGGCTGTTTGAGATGGGACTTTCATATAATCCAGGGGCACGCAAGTGGAATTTAGTATATGAAAAAACGGATTACAAAACTGATAATCCAACGAATCTCCCTGAAACTAAGTTAGTTCAAAAAACTTTTGCAGATGTTCTTGAGGATCTTCGATCAGATCCTGACATTTATGTTTATAATGACGAGTACGGAGGAGAAAGATATTTTAGTAGATCTCGAGAAAGTTTTCTTCTCCCGGAAGAGCTACAAGAACGACAAGAAGCTTTAAAAACCGTACCAGATGAAGACAATATAGAAACCAATAAACGAAATAAAGAGTTAAACGATTTAAATGCTTCTTTAAATACTGCTAATACAGATAGAAATAAAGCATATGATAAAACATTGCAAACAGTTAATTCAACCCGTGGTGGCGATTATGTTGCACAACGTGATTTGATTAGAAATATTGAAGGTATTGATAACACTTTAAAAACAGCTTTAGAAGATTATTACAAAGCTTATTACAGTAACGAAAAACTTCAACAATGGGATTCAAATCTTGGAGCCAAACCACCTTACGGTGAGTTTGATCCTTCCTATTACAAAAAGCAAAATCCAGTTGCCGCCCAACAATGGCAAGCTGCTGTAGCTAATGATGATATTGACATTACTCAAAGATATGGTGAGAATGGTTTTTATTTAAATCACTACACAACACAAGGCAAGCCAGCAGGTGCACGTGGTAATAAAGAAGAAGCGCTTGTTGCAGCAGAACGATATGTAGAACGCAAACTAACTGATGCTGATTTAGAGCAAGCACGTACAATTCAGCTTGGAGTCAACACAGATACTCAAACAGAACGTCTTCTAAAAGTACCAGAGGTTGCCTCCGCCTGGGAAGCTGCCAAAGCTGGTGATTCTTACTGGAAATCAAAAGGAAAAGAATTCTTCTTGGATGTAAATAAACCAGATGAATTTGCCGTTCTTTTTCGGATGTCAGATCGGCCGGAAGATAAGGAAGTTGCTTTCAAATACAACATTAATGCTGGGTACGGCATTACGGAATTAGAAGACGCACTCAATACTGCGGTTGGCGAAAAAGCAATTGTTGACGTTAAGCGTTTTGGTGCGTTAACTCAAGACGTTTTAAAAGAAACAATTAAACAAATGAAAAAAGCTAAAGGCATGGAACAAGAGATTGCTATTTTTAACAACTTTGGTGCCTTTGGTGAAATTACAAATATCAATCAAGATTTAACAAGTTCGATTCTTGGTGACTCTGGCATTGGTGGCGTACTCTCCTTTATGGGTGGCAATAAAACACAAGAATCATTAGAAAAATCTTTACGCGGAATTACAGGTATTAATAATGAAGTAACTTACAATTGGCAACAATGGTTTGATAACACACTTAAACAAAAGTATCAAACTGACTTAGAGCTGGGTCTTACAAAAGAAGAAGCAGAAGAACAAGTAAAAGTGCAAGGACAATTTGCACGTGACTTTATTGATCAATATTTGATTCCTCGATTTAATGAATCTAAATCAATGAATGAATTCGTTGATTATCTTGACGTGCGTCAATCAGAACAAAACCCGTTCCAAACACAAGATATTCTCAATGCCGTTAAGCTGGTTGCTGATATAAAAGCCAATCAATACATTGAAGAATTACGCAAGACACCAGAGCGTTATTTTGATTCTCAATTCTATTTCAATCCAACAGGAGACAAAGCCAGGGAAGCTGCTTATACAACACAAGCAAACACAGTAAATGCTGATTGGGAAGCGGCCAAAGCTGGAGATTCCTATTGGAAGTCACAAGCGTATCGCTTTGGTATAGATGTAAACGATAAAGATGCTTTTGCCAGGATGCATTTCCAGGTAAAAGGACAGGGGCAGGGTTATGATCCAGCAGATGATATCCTTACTGCTTCTAAAGTTAGTGACTACATCTATACAAAAATTCTTCCGGCACTTAACGAAGAAGCTTTGGCACAAGGAACTGTCTTCGGTCAGTTTTTAAAACCAGAAGAATTTGCTGATGAGATGTTAAAAGGACTAGATCCAGCGGATAAAAAAACTTGGGACGAGGTATTAAAAACATATGGCCTTGATAATTTTGGTGGCTCTATTGAAGAGTTAAAAAATTACATCACAGAAGCGGTAAGAACAGGTTCAGCCCAGGACATCAGAGAACAGATCAAGTATTTAAATAAGAAAAAAGAAAAACCAACGCAAGAAATTTTAGGTGTTACTTACATCCAAAGAGAAGAAGACTACAAACCAGCTAAAACAATTGAAGGGGAGTCCCAGCTTTACAAGGTGTTTCAATCCGCTGGATATCAAGGAACAGAAGATGAGTTTTATGAAAACTTTTTTCCGGATTTAGATAGGTCTGAGCAAGTTGCTCTTACCAAAGCAGGTACAAATGAAGCATTGAAAACAACTGGACTTGATTTTTCTGACCCCTTTGCCTCCCTTGGTACCATTGAAAGTTTCTTTGGTGAGAACAAAACAGAAGAAGAACCAGCAAAAACTAGTTATTTTACAATTGATACAGATGAAGATCTTCCCACTAAAACAAAAGCTGGGCAAGGTTTCTTAGATGAATTCACATCCATGTTTAAAGGGTTTGGTTGATGTCAGATAAACATCAAAAAGCAGCAAAAGCGGCTAAGCTAGCTAAAGATGATATGGCTTGCAACAAGCCTAAAAGGACACCTAATCATCCCACCAAATCACACGTTGTAAAAGCGTGTAAAGATGGAGAAGAAAAAATTATTAGGTTTGGCCAACAAGGCGTGGAAGGTGCAGGTAAAAACCCTAAGACTGAAAAAGATAAAGCCAGACGCAAGTCTTATTACGCACGTCATAATGCTCAAGATGCCAATCCAGACATCATGTCGGCGAGATATTGGAGTCATAAAACGAAATGGTAGATAGCGTTAAGTGGTAAAATAATTGGGTTGCTTGAACCCAATGTCTAACGCAAACAGACGTTTTGTTTCTGTGCAGTGTGAAGTGTGTGCGTGTGATGGGTCTATTCGCATAGATCAATATAAGCGTCGACAAGGACTATGGAAGTGCAGATCTTGCAATAAAAAGGGGCAAGTACCAAGTAATAAAGGCACCGGGGTAAAGAATAATCCTGAACTTTTAAGAACGCGTTCTAGTTATGACAAAGCAAAATATCGTTGCAAGACAGGTCACAGAGGATACTACGTAAATGTTGAATTTCGTTTTACGTCTCTTCAACAATTAATCGATGAGATTGGGACAAGGCCAAAAGGGCATAGTTTAGATCGTATTAATAATTTGGGTCATTATGAACCTGGTAATGTAAGATGGGCTACCCACAAAGAACAATGTAGAAATAAACGAAACAATATATTAGTTGAATACAAAGGTAAAATAATGTGCTTAACAGATGCAGCAAAAATTTCTGGTTTGAATCTTAATACTTTACAAAGAAGGCTTAAAGCTGGTTGTCCATCAAGCCATCTTTTCATGAAAGGACGATGGCGCTATAAAAATGGAAAATTAGCTGAACTTAAATTGGAATAAATAATTATAAATGGTAATCTAAATGGGAAAAGTAAAAGGCAACACTTCAATCAAGAAAGAGTCTCGTCCTAAGCTAACAAAACAAGGACAAGGACAAAACTCCAAACCTTCTCATGGACGCAAGAAGTCTCGTGGGCAAGGCAAAGGCTAACAGTTTGTTTTAATTAAGACTATTATGGGAAATAGCTGAACTATTTCTCATGTCCGATTTTTCGCGGGCAATTAAACTTATTAAAAAATATGAGGGGTTTAGCGAAAAAGCTTACCCAGATCCTTGTACTGGAATAGCTCCCTACACTATTGGGTTTGGTACACAATATTACCCCGATGGTACACCAGTAAAAAAAGAACACTGCTGCACAGAACGTAAAGCATTGGAGTATTTGAACCACGAAGTGGAAGTCATCAATGATGAATTGATGCGACTTAATCTTGGGCTTGATGAGTCAATGCTTAATGCGTTGATTTCTTTTGTGCATTCCATCGGATGGGAACCCTTTTTATATAGCCCCATCATTGACGCAATTGAGATTGAAGATTGGCGTGAAGCGGCAGAACAAATTACGCAATGGGTCTTTGATCCTTATTACAAAGTAGTTGGCGGCCTCTTGGATCGACGCAGAGAAGAATCGTCGCTTTTCTTATCGGAAATACGTTCTTCCTTGTCGCCCACGGGGGGCATCTTGCTGAGAGCTTTCTCAAACTTTGGTGGTGCTGAACATCAAATCAAAGCTGTTGAAGCCCTAGAACAAAAAATCAATCCTTATGTATTGGCTGAATTTGCCAACCAGTACGATCTGGAAACTTGTTTTGATTTTTGCCGGGAATATCCATGGAAGGATTCAGTATTTGAATCTTGGGATTAGAATATTTAAAGCCAAACGAATGAAATGGAAAACTCAGTGCAGCCCCGTGAGTTAGAACTTCCTCTTCAGTTGCAGTTTGCAATGCGTAAAGCTGAACTTGAAGCCCAGGAAATGACCTGGGACCAACTTTACGCAGCTCTTTTAAACCTGTACCAACGTCGTTTAATTGAGTGGGCTGCCGTGAAAGACATCCTTCAAGACGAAAATATTGAACTTGAATTTGACTGCCCGACTCAACTTGAACTTATGGAATTGGCCATGATGTGCCAAGGTGATGACGATGATGAAGAAGAAGATGATGACGAACCGATGTCAGTCTTCTAAAAACTGAATCAATCGACCCAAGTACCACTGAGCTTTTTTGAGGGACTCAACACCACCCTTGTGACGCTCCCTCCATAAATATTTCACGCAATTTCCTTTCAAATAACCACGATATTCTTCTGCGGTTAGCTGCGCTTCAATAGCTTCAATAGTTTCAATACCACCTTTTGTGTAGTGCGGGGGGTGGTTCACCACATCTACAGTTTTACGTTGAGGCATGGGACAGAAACCGTCCTTGCATCCGTCTTCCGAATCTACCGGCTCAAACCACGTCTTTTCTTCGACAATTCGATCTCGCTCTCCGGCATCCCCTCCAGTTCCAAGACTAAAGACCTGGGCTTCGGATTGGCGCCCATCTTCATCCCTTCTTCCATACTCGGAATATACCCCGTCAGTCCGCATCGCTCTCCTCCTTCAAGTTGTAGGTTCTGGCGCTCACGGCCTTCTTGGGTGAGCACTAAACCCCGATTATAAAGGTCTTGAAGTGGAACGTCGTGTTTTTCGTTGTCTAGTTCTTGACCAAAATCCATCAGGCTTAAACACCTGTTTTTTACTTCATTATTCGTAACAATGAAGTTATCTAAGAAGTCGCTCATAGATGACGCAGCGTGCATCATTGTTATATCTTGGCCTGAATTCCTTCAAGTAAAATAATAACATGGCAAGATTTTTAGACCCCACATACGATCCCAGGAATCAGTCCGGTACCTCTGGAGCTGAGGTAACAGACCTTAATCCTGAGCAAGCGTATGATACCGATATTCGTCGTCTTGATGAAACAGGACGAGCAATTGCAGAAGAAACTGACGTAAGAAATGTCAGGCAACAAGAACGAGTTGCCAAGTTTATGGCAGCAGCTAAAACCGCTGGTGCATATAAACAAAAAGCTTCGATTGACGAACCACAGATCCGTGGTAGAACCCCTAGAAACGAAGCAAATATTGATGGTGTAGTTCTTCCCAGCCAGGGGGACTCCGGTGGTAAAGCAGGTGGTGTCAGTTACGCACGGAAGCCCCAACCATCTGCTGGTACCTTTAGAGGTTTCAGTTAAACCTGACTGAATACAACTTCTTTCTTTTGGTCTTGGTACTTGCCTTTCCTCATTTGGTAATCAGTTTCACACTCATTACCACGGAAGAACAGCAACTGGCAGATACCCTCGTTTGCATAGATGCGATTAAAGAGAGCAGTGCAATTACTGATCTCAAGAGTTAAGTGTCCTTTCCACCGTGCTTCTGCAGGTGTAATATTTGCCATAATCCCCGATCGGGCATACGTACTTTTCCCTACGGCAACTACAGTCACATCTTTAGGTAGCTCTAGGTATTCTTCTGCAACACCCAGGCAATAACCAAAAGGAGGGAGTAGAAAGTACTGACCTTTCTCATCTTCCAGCAATTCGGCTGGCTTAAGAATATTTGCATCAAATGCTTTGGGATCACAATCTCCTGATTGAGTGCGACCAAAAATCAAACACTGCTTAGGCGAAAGACGAATATCGTATCCGTACGAACTCAACCCATAGCTCAGTAAACGGCGACCATCTTGTTCATTAATCAACCGATCCTGGAATGGCTGAATCATTCCCTCTTCAAGGGCAAGCTGCTTGATTTCTTTGTCTGAAAGAATGCTCATAACGTCAACTAAGCTTTCAAAGTGTAGCTTACTTAGACAAGAACGCGGCCCTTGGGACTGTAAATCTCAACAAAATTTTCCGTCGCTTCCGTCACGTTTGTCTTGGGTTGAAGATATACAACAAAAGAAGCACACGTGTTCCTCACTTTGATTTCACCTGTGTTAATGAAATGCTGATGTAGCATCGGTCTTGTCTTTAAGATACAGACCGGATGATCAAAAATGTCCTGGCAATACAAGAACATATCAGGTGCATTAGCAAAATAAACACCTTGTTCAATTTCACCAGAAAGCCACTTTCTTTTCAAAGCTCGCCACCAAAGTGCATAAGCGGAAGTCAACGTGGGAGATAAACCTCTAGTCATCTTCCACCGCTGGGACTTTTCATGCCAAAAATAAGAATGGCGTGGTGGAAATACGTACACATTTCCGTACCACTCCATCTCGTTTAAACCATCCTCCTTAGGTGTATAGAATTTTTTTGCATTGACATACTCATTTGCTTTTGCTGAACTTGCTGGATCAAGATCAATACCTCCCATAAGTAAATGGGCGGAGTCAATCATGTCACGATTGCTGATCCATTCGTAATTTTCAACTTTTTTGTTGCCGAGAAAACCAGGCATCAGTCTTTAATCACTCCATCTTTAGCTTGGTCATATGCTATTTCCAAATAGCGAATACCATCTTGATCGTTTAAGACGTAACCAGCCTTTTCTTCTGGATCAATCTTTTGTGCAGCATTAAGAATGCGCCTGAAAGTCTCGGCTAGGTCACCATTATTCTCGCGTTCACACTCTTCTTGTGCAGCGTGAAGCTCCTTAAGCGTCAAATAGAACATAGAACGTTCTACTTGCTGTGGCTGGAAACACATAACCCCAGGTCCTTCCGTTTCCCAAAATTTTGCAAACATGCCGCCCATATCTCCAAGAATTAAACGGAGCGTTGTATCCAGCATCTTTGCTTTATCTTCTTCCAGCTCTGGGCCAATTACAGAGGCAATTAATTTTTCACGTCTATTCATTTTTTTACCAGTCCCTGACGAATAAGTGTATCACGCATCTTGGGTAATGGTTGGTAAATGACCACCAACTTACCAAGAACACCGCGTTTCTTTAGTAATTTACCGTTTTCGTCCCTCATCTTGTCAAATTCTCCAGCCCTGATAAGGTATTCCGCTACGCAACGTAATCTTCTTTTTAAAGGAAGATCTGCATTAGGGAATTTCCCGCAAATTGTATCAGGCGTCATGTCCTGGAACGCCATTCGCAACCTGTTTGCCAGAGTCATAGCAAAACTGGGGTCCTCTTCTTCATAGTTTTTTAAGTTTTCCAAGTATCTGCGTAGAGTCGGTTCATCAAAAGAGCCTGAGGGAGGCAGAAACATCTCAACTTGGACTGCAAGAGACTCGGGTAAAGTTTCTTTATAATTTTTTAAGGTTACGATGCTGATTTCTAAGTCTGTAAAACGGTTCTTCATCAACCCTCCTCGTTTAAATCTTCATCAAAATCTGGGGTTTTAGGTACCGTAGGGTCTGGAATGTGCTCGTCTTTCCGATCTCGAGCGTAAGTATCGTATAAAGTGTTACCACCACTGCCCGAAAAAGTTAAATAACTTGGTTTTGTGTCTCGAATAAATGTTTGAATCAACCGATTCCAAGGAATACGGATCGTCTGTTTGCGTCCCTTGGTGGCTTCAATATTGATATAGTGAACGCCATAGATCCAGCCTTTTTCAGGATTCTTTTTACCAGCAAGAATCCAATTACGAATCGTTTGGTCTGAAATACCCAGCCTGCGAGCACATTCTTCAGTAGAAATGTACTCATCTGCGTAAACTTCAGGGGATATACGGTCGGTTTCTCCATCTTGGTACCGTGCATGCCACATAGCCGCAAGAATATGCTTAATACTTTGAAGCTCATGCGCAATGTCTTCAAGTCCTTTCCGTAATCCGTGTGTCATACCAACAATTAATCTGATTAAATGCTAGTCTTTTTACAGATAATCTGCTTGTTTCATGGAAGATCTTTTTTCCGCTCCTGCCAATAGTCAAGAGCCGCCGCAATCACAGATTCCAATTGGAGCGGGCGTCCGATTTGACGGCCGTGCCGTACCCAGTCAAATCACTCCTGAAGACCTGGAACGCATGAAACAACAGGCCCGTGAACTAGCTGTGGCACAGTATTACGCTCAACAACAAGCCCAAGAATCAAAACCCAAAGTTACATATGAAATTAATCCGCCGCTGCAGATTCCTGAAAAAATTGTTTATGTTCGCCGTAACCTAACGATTGCAGAGCTTCTGGTTATTTTTGCAGTTTCCTGTGGTTTGGTTTACGGTGTACCAGCAGCCTGGAACTTTGTCTCACAAAATTTACCGCGAATTGAAGTACGCGTAAAGTAAGAAGTTAGATCTCCTATAATCACTTATAAGGCTTCGTATTTTTATAAGTGGCAAACAGGAGAATTACCGAACTGCCCTCAATTGCAGGAGCAGATTTAAGCGAGTTAGATCTGCTCACTCTCGTTCGGGTGTTTGAAGTTGACCCGACTTTAAAAAATAAAAAAATTACTCTTTCAGAATTTAGTAATTACCTTAACACAAAGTATTTAACGCTTAGTGGCGGGACCATGACTGGTCCGCTTACTATCAACGCACCATTAACGGTTACTGGTCTTACCACTCTCAACACTGTCACTTCTACCGGTGTAGCAAACTTCAGTGGGGTTTACGTTCAAACCACACTAAACGTCAGTGGGACTTTAAGCGGTGTCACGATTACCGGTACAACGGTAAACGCAACAAACGCAACGTTCCAAAATTTAACCACCAGTGGACATAACATTCAAGGAAACTTGACTGTCTCTGGTACTCTTTTAACTCGCGGAAATGCAACTTTTTCTTCTGGCGTAACAGTCACAGGTGCTTTAACTGGCACTACGGTTACTGGCACAATTGCTAACTTTTCTTCTGGTGTGTTTACTGAGCAAATTTCAGGAGCTACTATTACTGGTAACTCTGGAAGATTTACACAACTATCCGGAATTTCCGGAATATTTACAAATCAAATTTCAGGTGCCACTATTACAGGTAATTTAGTTCAAGGTACGTCTGGTGCTTTTGCAAATCTTCAAGCAACAAACCTTTCTTTTGCTTCTGCCACAATTAGCGGAGACTTTTTTGTACTTGGATCTGGTTATGTTAGCTCAGGATTTAGTGTCACTGGAACTATCTCAGGACAAACAATTACTGGAACTACGGGGAGATTTAATTCTGTAACAGGGAATACAGCGGGTTTTACCACAATTACAGGAGTTACCGTCACTGGAACTACTGGAAACTTTATTACAGCATCGGGTGCAACAGTTACTGGTAACACGGGTCTTTTTACAAACATTACAGGAAGCACTCTTTATATAACCATGCCTCCTGATGGACCTGCAGCAATTGTATGTACAGGTGTTGTTTCTGGAGATGCTACAGGATTTCAAATTCGAGGGCCATTAATTATTTTGCCCTGAGTTACAATTAAAGAAAGATTTTTGTAGAGACAAATGCCATACGGTATCATCAAAGTTGATCAAGTTACGTTCACTAATGCTGGCGTAGATCAGACTATCTCTGTTTCTGGAATTGTTGCTTCTATTTCGGGGAATATTACTGCAACCGGAACGATTTCTGGTAACGTGATTCGCGGTGGTACCACAGTTTCTGGTGCAACCGTTACTGGTACTGCAGGTCAATTTGGTACCATCACAGGTAACACTGCAGGATTTACTACTGTCACCGGGACGACCGTTACTGGAATTACAGCAACGTTTACCTCAGGCGTATTTACCAATATTAGTGGTGGAACTCATACGATTACCTCTGGTGTGTTTGCTTCGGGTACTGCTGCTAACCCAAGTATTACTTTCCAAGGTGACGTTAATACAGGTATTTACAGTCCTGGCGCAGAACAAGTAGCCATCAGCACTAATGGGTCGGGGAGGCTGTTTGTTAATAGTCTGGGTAATATCGGAGTTGGATCGTCTCCGACATCGATTGGAAGTAATATCTCAACTATTCATGCTAAAGGAATTAATGGTGCTGGTATTGGACTTGGCTCAACCAGTTATGATCAGTCTCTTGTGCTCTTTACCAATGGTGATGGTGCAGCCGGCTATTTAGGTACTTATGCCAATATGCCGTTGGTTTTTACAACAAACAGCACAGAGCGCCTTCGCATCACCTCCACCGGCAACGTCGGCATTGGGACGAGTGCTCCGGGCGTTGCACTCGACGTAGTAGGCGAGGGTCGCTTTTATTCAACCAGCAGCAACATTAATCTGCAGGTGGGGCGACTGGGTGACGCTTTGTTTAACAATAGTTTCAGCATTTACAGTGGTTATGTAACCACAGCGGCGTCATACCTTATTCAGACTGATCTGAATGGAGTCAACACAAATTACTTTGGCGCTCTGAGGTTTAATCAGTATTCGTCTGGCACAACATTCACCGAACGCCTCCGCATCGACAACTCTGGTCGCCTCTTAGTTGGTACGTCTACGGCGCGAAGCAATTTCTTCAACACTACACAGTCAGCAAACATTCAACTTGAAGGAACCTCTGGCACTGCGTTGATGTCGTTGGTATCAAACGCCAATGACGTAGGTAGCAATGCTGCTTTAATACTTGGCAAAACAAGAGGAACAGCAGTTGGAAGCACAACCGTTGTTCAATCGGGCGATGTCCTTGGTCGAATCACATTCCAAGGATCAGATGGCACTGAGTTTGTGCAAGCTGCTGATATTTACGCAGAAGTAGACGGCCCCCCTGGCGCTAATGACATGCCAGGCCGTCTAGTGTTCTCCACTACCGCCGACGGGGCGAGTTCTCCGACGGAGCGGATGAGGCTGGACAATGCTGGGGAGGTCAACATTTTTGCCGCCACAGGTCGAACGGTATTTGGCGCAAGAAGCGCAACAGGTGCTGGCACCACTGATCGCACTATTACTGGTATTCACAGTGCCACATCAACAACAGCTACAGGAACAATTTCATTCCAAGTATTCACAAACGGCAACACCCAGAACACCAACAACAGCTATGCTGGCATTTCGGACATCAAGCTAAAAGAAAACATTGTTGATTCTGGCTCTCAATGGGCCGACATCAAGGCGCTACAAGTTCGTAAGTACAACTTCAAGGAAGAGACAGGCCAAGAGACTCACACTCAAATTGGCCTTGTCGCTCAGGAGGTTGAGCTGGTCTCGCCAGGCATCGTTTTTGAGTCCCCCGACCGCGACGCCGAAGGCAACGAGCTTGGCACCGTCACCAAGAGCGTCAACTATTCGGTGCTCTACATGAAAGCCGTCAAGGCACTGCAGGAAGCAATGGAGCGGATCGAAACTCTTGAGGCGAGCAATGCCGATCTGCTGGTACGAGTTTCTGCACTTGAATCAAAGCCGTAAGTCCCCTTCACCTGTGACCCTGGCTCGGTGTAACAAACCATTTTGTTGACCCTACCAAAATGGTCTACCGGGCCCAGTAGTCTTTGACGTTACCGATCAGGATTAAAAGCTATAAATCCTGGCACAAACCTAAAAACTATTACCGCTCGGGAACTCCTAATTTGGTTAAAATTAGGAGGTAATTAGGAGTTGGCATGAACGATCCTGTTGACGATCTTCTTAATGATCTGTTTGACATGTATGCAGAACCAGGGACCTTTGGCCTGGAGATGAATCGAAACGAATTTATTGCTGCATGTGAAGATCTCTTGGAACGCATTAAAGATTTATGACCGAACAACAAAAGGCTGTGCTGACCGCCGCAGTAGATCTTGTTAATGGTGGGCAAGACATGGAAGAAGCACTCGGTTGTTATCGGGTCATTTCCCAGTATGTGTTGAATACCGTACCGCCAGACGCAGAAGACCTTGATGCACTAGGGTTGACCAAGTAGTGTAACCCACTTTTATTTAAGCTATAATTATACAGAGGTTTTGTTTTTTTATGGCTACCACAACTACCTGGCATATTGCTCAACTCGAGAGGGAGACGAGTGACGGTTACGTTTTTACCGCTCACTATACAATTGATTCCAAAAATGAGGCGTATAGTGCTGGAGCCTATGGAAGTATTGGTTTCCAGCGTCCCGAAAACCTCATTCCATACTCAGATTTGACTGAAGATCTGGTCATCTCTTGGGTAAAAGAAACTCTCGGTGACGACAAAGTTACCGAAATTGAAGCTGCTCTCCAGGCTCAACTGGATGAACAAGCACATCCCACCAAACAAGCTGGTGTTCCCTGGTAATTACTGACACATAATTAAGTGCGGTCCAAGAGGCCGCATTTTTTATTGGTCATTTTATAGTAGTAATGACCTGGTACAAGGGAATATGACGATTAATTTACTAGATGCTGTTCGTTATTTCAAAGGTTTGTCGCACCAGGTAGATGCTTTTGTGTGGTTAGATAAACAACTAAGTCCAGAACAAAAGGTTGAATTTGCACGTCTGTATCGAGAAGAAAAAAATCCACCGAAAGAAACAGTTACCAATGATTGGGCAGGAATCTTAGGAGCTGCACGTAAAGCCGGTGCAAAATTTCCAGAAGTTGTTGCTGCTCAATGGGCACTTGAATCGGGATATGGTAAGCACACCTCAGGTAAAAATAATTTCTTTGGCTTGAAAGGAACAGGAAGTGCAGTAGGAACTAAAGAATTTATTAATGATCGTTGGATTGAAATTACAGCAAGCTTTATTGATTTTCCAACTATTCAAACCTGTGTTCAATACCTTGTTGACCGCTGGTACAAAGACTACCGACATTTCAAAGGTGTCAACAGGGCCAACAACAGAAATGAATGCGCAAATCTTCTTGTAGCAGAACGCTACGCAACTGATCCTGATTACGCAACCAAGCTGATTCAAATCATGGATCGGGAAATTGGTACAGTACCGAACGCACCAGAAGTAATTACAGATAAATCTTTAGTTGTACCTTACTTTTATCAACTAGACAACTCAAGCGGGACTGGTTATCGCGAATGTTTCTCGTCATCTTGTGCGATGATTGCCGCTTATTACGGTTTAATCGGCTCAGATGACGAATACAACAACATTCGTAAAAAGTTTGGTGATACAACTGATAACACTGTCCAATTAAAAACACTCAGGCACCTGGGACTAACAGCAAGATTTATCACCAATGGAAATGCTGCTGTTCTTGAAAATGAAATTCGCAATGGTAGACCAGTTGCTGTCGGTTGGTTACATCACGGGAATGTAAGCAGGCCAACAGGTGGCGGACATTGGACAGTAGTTCGTGGATTCACACCAACACACTTTGTTCACAATGATCCCTATGGAGAATGTGACATGGTAAACGGTGGATATATCTCAACCAAATCTAAAGCTGGTAACGGAATTAAGTATTCGCGTAAAAATTGGTTACGTCGCTGGGAAGTCGATGGTCCTAGTACGGGATGGGCAATTCTTGTAAACAAATGAAAGTAAAAAGAGATCCACCTATCAAAGTAAATATCTGTTGGGAAGTAGGTGATGAAAAAAAATGCGTAACACTTCCAAAAGAGGAAGCGTACGCAACAAGGGATTGGGCTGAACGAGAAGGTGGTGTAGTGTTCTGGTTTCAACCAGTTAACTGATTAACGTTGTTTGGCACGTCCAATAACAAGACCAAGGACTTCAATTACTTTGTACAACTTACCAACCAATTTATCATCGGAAGGAGTTGGGGTCAAAGCGCAAATAGCAGATGCTGCTGCATGAATAGCAAGAGCAACTTCTAGGTATTCATTAAGTTTATGCATGAGTATTCAGTAACTCTTCTTTTATTCTACGTACCTTTGTTTATAGAAGGTGTAACACTTTAATTCTGGATTTCCAACCCATTGGTACTGAGCATCTTTACGTGCCAGCCATTTACCCCACACTCGATACTGCTTATCAGGATTGGCACTCTCACAACGGAAAGCAATCATATCCCCTGGCTCTAACTCCTCACACCACTTGCGAAGAGTATCAATAACAGTACGGTAATAATGAAGAGTAACTTTACCGGTCAAATTTAGTCCCAAGCGCCTTACGCATGTTCTCCTCCCACGCTTCTCCAGCCAATCGTTTATCTGGCGCATACTCTTTCCAGTGGCTAATGAGGCAAGCCATATCGTCTCCGTATTGTTTCGTAGATAAGGAACCAGTCTCATCTTCAATAGCCAATTGTTCGGCAATTGTTTTGTTAACAGCTTTTTCTTTGGCCTGGGACATCTGCTCATTTTCTTTTTCTACTGGAGTTTTCCAAAAGTAATCGTCGCATTCGCCCAAGCGGCCCCATTTTAACGCTTTCTCGGAGTCAAAGTAACGAGTAGATACTTTAAAATCAGGCGTCTTGAGATCATGATAGGTCAGTGATGGGTCAACCATTCGACAGCGATTATTAGGATAAGCCCCAATTTGGCCGTTGTCCAAAGCCACAATGTTGTGAGATTTGTGTTCATCTGGAAACTCCGAGAAATAAAAATCGGGTTCGTTACGATGTGGATGGTAGTTGTCAATTGTAAATAAGTATGTGCCCTGCATTACACCATGCTCTCTTGTCAGCACCTCAAAACGCATATTGTAAATTAAATTCTTTTCAACAATGGTTAGGCCGTGGTCAAAACCATTCCAGTACTGAAGATCTGTTAGCGGAAGATCGGGCGTGGGTTCAACAGGTTTATCTGGGTTGTCTGAGTCCCAAGATAAAAATGCACTGATAGGTAACTTATCGTATAAAGCGCCGTACTCGGTTAAATAAGTTTCGAAATACAGTGCTCTACCCGTAAGAGATTTGCAAGTAACCCAGTAGCCAGGAGTGTACTCACCATGCCCCTTCTGGAGATCATACAAATATTCTTTTCTAATCCACACCTTAACGGGTGGTACATTGGCTACAAGTGTAGTCATAAATCTCTTTTCTGTTGAAAAGAGTCTAGCAACTTATTGGCGGGTAACAAGCGGAATGAATACGTCCGGGAACCTATCCGTATCCTGGTGTTCACGCTCCCATGCTTCACGCCATTCCGTTAGCGAATGTTCGTGAATTGAGTTAAAATCGTAAGTAGGAGAAGGATCCAGAAGGAATTTATCCTGGGGTTCCTGTGCTGGTGGAACAACATCACCGATTAACCAAGTGGATCCAGTGGGAATTTCAACAGTCACACCAAATGCAATTGTTGCAAGTGTTTTAGTGAAGCCATTGAAGCCAGCAGGAAGAGTGTAATTAACAGAAAAAACAGGTCCAATTTCAACCGTATTAGCTGTATCAATACCATCCTCTAGGCAAAGGAAACTACCATCTGGATCTTCTAAAAGAATAAATAAGTCTTCAGTAGGAAACTCAATTACAACACCAACGTTGTAATCAAGAGGTTCGTTGCGAGTACTGGAAACACAAATTAAATACTTACCAGCCCCCAGGGGATAGTAACGATCATCCCCTTTATCAAGTCGGTATTGATTAAAAGTGTTGTAAAGATCAGACTGAGCACCCATCGCATGACCAACATAAGGATGATAAACCTCATCCTCTGCGTCATAGAAGAAATCTCCACGTACACTATCAGCCTGGAAGATTGACCTTCCTTGAATAGGAACTTGATTTAGGTCATAGAAAGAAATCTGAACATACTTAGAACGATCCCCATCTTTTGACAAGATAATCCAAGCGGGGTTAGTAATTTCAACAGAGAACCAATGGTTGTAAGTACCACCACCCCAGCCATCTTTTTGAACGTAGTAAGTGGCTTCTAGGGTTCCTTGGAGATAACGTAAAGATGTTTCAGAAAACGTACCAAGAAACAAAGGATTGTTTCGAGTACGTGCTCTTTGTGTTAAGCCAACTTGATTGCTATAACGAGCCATCTATTTTTATCTTTTTTTCTATTTTACTCTTCGGGATACTCCACCAAAGTTGGGTAGGTAATTGATTTTTTAAATTGAAGCTGGGTTGGTACATCAAGTGCAAACCCTTGAGTCTCACGAGACGCAGCATGAGCAAGTTTTGCGTACTCGAACGTCGTGAAGAAAGGTGTTATCCGATCAGGAGGGACATTGTTGTTCCATTTTGAGACCATATGGAGAGGATTGAGACAGTCAGGATTTGCACACAATCGCTTGACCGTAAGGGAACCAACGTCTCCCCAGGCGCACTGGTACACCAACTTATGAGTACATACGTTCTCTGATTTCTGCTTGCTCCAGGAGGACCTGTAGGAGGGGAAGCAGAAGCGTGGCTTGATCTCCTGCTTGTCCCAACAGTCGCTGAAGGAGCCGATCTGGAGGCGCTTCCAGAGGGTCTCGTACTTGACCTTGTAATCGACGTGGAAGTAGTTGATGTCGAACCCACAGACGTTGCTGACGATCTTCTGGACGCAGTGGTAGCACCAGTGATCGTTCACATCTCTGATGACGTGACCGTGTGTACAGGGTGCTCCACGGTAGTACAGATGTTTCCTTAGCTCCAGAGTAGACAGCCCGTCGATCCCTGGGACAAAACGGAAGAGTGAGTTGTAGGCGGGTGTTTTTTTCATGAGTTGGGTGCGGAGGTCGGACTTTGGCCGAAAAGTCGGACTTGACCCCCCTTTTTATCTTTATAGCACCGAAATTAAAATTTTACCCTTTTTGTACGTACTAGCAGTATGCCTGTACTACTGATAGTACACCTTTACCACTACCAATGAAAATTTCACCCTTTTTGTACGAGACCCCCTTCCTCCTTCGGAATGATGCAACGTAGTTAACCATTAGCAGTGTGCAACCAGGACATCCGTACTATTAACACGTACAAAAAGGGTAAAATTTTAATTTCGCTGTACTAAAGATAAAAAGACCCCCAAAGTCCGACTTTTTGCCCAAAGTCCGACCTGGACCCCACTCAATCTCAATATCGTCTCAATTCCGTATCACAACGAGACACCCTCCTCCCCCTCTGGTACGCACAAAAAAAGACCCCGCCGAAGCGAGGTCCCACCCTTCACACCCGAAACATCCTTACACAGCCACCAACTCCCCGGCACTTCCTTTACGTTTCTTTCCTTTCTTACTCTTCTTCTCAAATGCGACAGGTGATACCGCCTGGGGGGTGTCATCAAACGTACCCTCCAGCACCTCCTGAAACACCTTGTGAAACTCAGCAGCCACCGTTCCCCATTCAAAGCACACGTCCGTAACCCGCTGATAGCAGAGATCTCCAACCCTCTTCAACCTCTCCCGATCCTGGTACAGACCGTCCAGAAGCTCTGCCAGGTGGTCATCAGAGGGGCAGGGCATCTCTCGTGCGTAGTTCACGTCCACGTTGATGTGATCGCATCTGATTAGCTCCCCATACCCTTCAAAGATCTCCTTACAAGATGTGTGATCCGGAACAATTTGAGCAACTTTGCAACCGGCATGTTCAAAATTACAAAGTCCCCAACCTTCTCCAGTAGCAGTGTTGACCCCAACGTCACATGCGTTGTAGATTGTATTAAGCATTTCGACAGAAACAGAAGGAGGATTAGGCCCCGGTGCCGTCATGATGATCCTTCCGTTTGGATCTAAACCCTGCTTTACCATTTCTCTACCAAACAGTTCAAGAATATCCCACCCTTGGTCCTTAAGACCCATGTGAAGATAGAGTTTTACGTCAGGCTTACCAACGGCAAACTTTGCAAAACCTGAGATCGTAATGTCAATCCTTTTTCTTGGCTGGTTCCTGTTCCCGTTAAACACAATAAAATCATCGGGTTGAAGATTAAGTGCTTTACGCGCCTCTTGTTTATCCATAGGATAAAATTGACCCGCAGTAAGTCCGTGTGGAATAACGCTTATCGGTTTGCGCACACCACCCTTGATAAATTCGTACGCACCAAACTCTGTGTATGAGACAAGTGCGTCCCAATCATTGGCCGTATCCGAAATAGCACCAATCCAGTTGTAGCTATCCATAGGGCAGTACCCCACAAACTTAAATTTCCCAGCTTTGTGTAGATCTTGGATGCGCCTGTACTGCTCGTTAACAATCCAAATATCATTCATTGTAAAAACAATATCCGGATTTTCACGTTCTACAATCTCTCGAATTCGATCTTCTCCAAACGGAGCCTGTTGAAACCGGTTTGTAGCCGGGTACATTTTGTATTCAGACTGCAAAGCATCTGGATCTCCGTGCCAGTTGCACCCGAGCACTACAATTTCATATTCATCTTTTAAACGCTCAAGTACATTTTCAGTAACACGAGCAAAACCAGTGGTGGCAATAATGTCGCCGATCCAAAGCAGTTTTTGTTTTTGAGGCATGACGATATGCAATCTTTCTGTACTATACAAAATTAAACAGCTTTGTTAAGTCTTTTGTAAATATTGAGAGGCAGTTAACAGATACATAGCGTTGTCTTGAAACAGTCCCAAACCTCGGTTGCAGTTTGAACATAAAATTCCTCTTACTTTTCCCGTCTTATGGCAATGATCAACATCCCACTCTCTGCCTCTTGTATTAATTTTACTTTTGCAGATAGCGCAACAGTATCCTTGTGTCACAAATAATGCATTTTTTTCTTGTGTAGTTATTCCGAATTTTCTTTTTGTTTTTGTATTTTTAACTTTATCTTTATTGTTTAAATACCAGTTTTTGTTTGTTTTTTTAACTTTTTCTTTATTGGTCGTGTAATAATTTCTGTTACGTTGAGAACAACACTCTTTACATTTGCTTCTTAAACCGTTGCCGTTCTTGTAAAAATTTGTTTTTGCTAACTTTTTTTTACATCCTGAGCAGGTTTTTAGCTCTAAAATACTCATGTGACCATCTGGTTGGTTGCCGTGGGCAGGGAGTTGGCGCTCCGCTGCCCTTATATTTTACCAGTTTTAACAGGAAAATCGGAACTTATCCGAGTATACCTAACTATTCAAACATGTTGACCTAAGTAATTCCCGTTCTACCGCAGTCTTCGCCTGTAACTTCTCTTTCCAATATTCGACAGCTCTCCTTGTATTCATATTCTCTCCGCAGGTATACACATCTAACGCCGCATACTCTTCCTGGGGCCAGGTATGAATAGACGCATGAGACTCAGCCAGTAGTGCCAATAGCGTCACACCTTGCGGTTCAAACTTATGGCCAGCTAAATTCAACATGTGTGCATTAGCCAAACTCATGGCATCACACATAACCTCATACAAGTAGTCATAGTCATCCAAGACGTACGGATCACAGCCGTACAAATCAAGGATGACATGATGCCCCTGGTTACCCATCAAACATATTTTCGTCAATATCTTCCATTCTCGCATTAGGATCCGCTTTTATCTTCACTCCATAATCCAATTCAAATTTATCCGGGTTGGCAGCCACCGTTACAGCACTTGGATAGTTCTCATACTTTGGATCTGAATCCCTTACTACCACATTGAATACCCTCATTCCTTTCGTATTCCGTTTGCTGTAAACATTCAGATTCAACTGATGCCTACAAATATCAAGGAACAGTGGCTCAAATCGGTTTCTTGACATGACGTTCACATTACACTGTTTACAGAACTCTGCGTAACTGGCATACAACCACTTATCTTGATTTGTATACAGATGTGAACTCCCCTGTGGCGCAGGCTTCACAAACCCAACAGCAGCCGACACCCCTGGTTCGTAAACAACCCTATGTTCCATCCAATCCAGGATTGAGTTAGAACGCAGGTTTTGTGTATGCGAATACTTCTTAAAGAACTCCACTTTTTGGTTGGTTTCCATCAGATACTCCCGCATTTCCGCTTCGGTCATATCCAATAACCAGTTCACCAACCCTGGCAACAGAGCAGCAAATTCACCTTGCGGTTCACCCTTAGTGTTGAACTTAATCAAATCACGCTGCTCCCTGGAACTACCAGTAAATGGACGATCGAATGGAACAGTAAGCCTCCGTCGTGCCAGACCAGATGTGTAATCAGTTGACTGGATGGCCTCATTAGCTGTAACAATTACCAACCCCTTGAACTGAAAGGGTTCATAATTCTCGTTCTGATACTTACGTTCTGCACGAATCCAGTCGTTACCCGTAATCGCTTTTAACCTAGAGACCGAACCACCCCACCTATCCGCATCCTGGAACAACAGTAGTTTTTTACCCATGTAACTAGCTGCTTCAAAACGGTTCTTCTCCAGATTCTCAAAGTCTGTCGAGTACACGTTCTTCTTTCCAACCAGTGCTACAGCCAAGTTTGCATAAGTAGACTTACCTGATTTTCCCGGACCGACAATCTCAATAAACTTCTGGATTTCATAGGTACTCAATAGTGTGGCTCTTAACCAAGCCCTTAGTACTTGAGTCCTTTGCCAGTTATCAAACTGTGTATGCTTCAGCCACTTAACGATTGGTTCACAAGTAGCTGCAGGGTTATAGGCATACGGAATCTGCTGGGTCAAATAAAGATCCCTTCTAAATGGAAGAAGTTCTCTCGTTTCAACATCCAACACCCCATTAGTAAACAACAGATACCTATTCCCTTCATACCAATCTTTCATACACAGAACCGCCTGGAGCTGCTCATGTATGTCGTTTAGCATCCGCGCAGTAAACCCTTTTGGCAACAAGCTTTTTATTCCAGGACTTTGTAACTTGTCACGAATATCTCCAATCATTTCCACTTTCATAATTGGAGACCAAAGACCAGCACGTTCCCTTTGATACATAAAGAACTGGCCGTGTGGGATGCTATACCTCAGATCCCCTTTATAACTACTTAACAAAAGATCAGAAATTTCACTAGCTGATTTATTTTCTGTTTTACTATCTTTCTCATTTTCTTCTCTACCTTTTATCCGTTTTTGCTGTTTAGTTTCTTTTACCTCTTTTACTGCAGGCTCCATATTGGATTCAACTTCCTCTAAAACTTTGGTGATACGATCAAGCATGTCATCAGACACATTAAGTGCCGCAGGGTGTTCTTCTTTGGGTTGCCAGCCAGTCTCTTTAGCAATGTGGATAAGAGAGCCAATACCCCTGCCACCACCTTTTGAAAAAGACTTCCATCTCCTCTGGCACTCGCCAGGTTTGTACTTATCACTCTGCTTGGACCAATCATCCCAAACATCAAGGAGTGATTCATCAAGTGAATGAAGTGCTTGCCCTGCTGTAATCCAGATGTCATAATCATCTGCTGCCTCTGGAGGCATTGCCCAAGTAGCTTCAATTGCTAATTGAATGTCCCTCTCCAACGAGATCCGAGTATTAATAGCGAACCCTGGACCTACAACACGACCATTCTCTTCTGCTGGTAAACCTTGCTTTTCGTTCTTACTCTTAATCCCTTCCAGAATCCAGGATGGCAGTTCAGGAATCCTGGAACACCACTCAAAACCCAACCCTTCTGGCGTAAAGTAACCATCAGTCTGCGGGTGAGAACCCATCAACACCCCCTGGTGCCGCTTCCAAAGGATCTCTAATTTTTCTTTTTCTTTTTCTGCATGCCAGACGTACTTATTACGGACAACATGAACCCAATCTTTTTGTAGCAATTTATACAGTCGGCGTTCCCTACCTTCCTTACCGCTACAAATTGTTAGGGTCGGCGGGAGTGCTTGTTCAAACACATAGCCCGACACTTCTTCAACTAACTGATAAACACTCGGTCCATCTACGTCAACCCAAATAAAACCATAAGGATTGTTGTAGCAAGGACCACCAATCAAACCAACTGCATGGCAATTACCGCCTTCAATTTCTGCAGCAATTTCTTCTTTGGTTTGTGGTTTATTCTGCCACCCAGTCAGATATGGATTTTTATTTTCACCCAACGGAGTAAGGGGCCATTCCATTGGCACCCAATCCAAATTAATTTCCCCAGGTAGTAACTTCATACTATTAGCGTTAGTCATACGCATGCCTCCTGGGAAGTAACTTGTACTTTAAAATCTTTCCCTTGAAACTGTGTTTCTTTTAATAGATTGAAAGCATGGAGGTGCATTTCAGTCGGGAGAAGAAAACAATCTCCTTCCATCGCATTATTCATGCGAAGACAAAGGGATTGCATCCACTCCCCAGTTGCAACATGGATGTTCATTTTTTTAAAAGTTTTTGTTTAAATACTGAATTGCTTGAAATAAAATTTCATCATTATCTTTAAAAAACCCAAGACCCCGGTTGCAGTTTAAACACAATAAACCTCTTATTTCACCTGTTGTGTGACAATGGTCTACTGCAAATCTTTTTATGTGACCGCCCCCTGGCACATTTGTTTTACAGATTGCACATTTATTGTCTTGTTTTTTTAATTGTTTATTATATTCAACAAGTGAAAAATTATAACGTTTTTTAAGTTGCGCATTGGTTTGTGTTTTTAAATATTTTTCTTTATTTTTAATACGATATTCTTTTGATTCTTTAGCTGCACATTTTTTACATTCTGATCTATGTTTTTTATCTCTACTATGAAAACCGTATTCATTAAGATTTTTTTCTTGCCCGCAAAGACGACAAATTTTTAGCAGACCGACATCGGCTGTTTCCATGGGGCGGATTTGTTTTCAGTCTCTTTATCCTACGTCTCCCAACCTTATGGGAACCTTATAACTTAACTAAGATCAGCAAGTCTTATTAGACTCAATTCTGGATGAGGATTCAACTGCCAGTTGTATTTTCATTTGTTTCTCCTCTTCCGTTAAGTTTTTCCACTTCTGCTTCAGCCTCTGCAACCCATTTGGCAACGAGTCGCATTTCTCCTCCGAGCAACCGTGACTCTCCTGTTTGCAATTCATTGTCAACTTCCTTCTCCTGGTAGATCGGTTCAAATCTTTCCTTTCGTTCTTGCTCTGATTCCCACTGGTTCTCAAGTTCGATCATCTTGAGACGAGCCGTTAGTTTGGCTTCAAACCAAACTTTCTTCCACCATTTAATTACTTCTTTCCAAATCTCAAACCAGATCTGGGTCATAATCATCTACCTCTTTAATTTGATCATAGTATTCTTTTACTACCTTCAACCACTTTTCCCTCATAATATTGAGATGATTCCTGGTGATAATGAAGAGTTGCGTACGTTCTTCCGTTGCGACCAAAATGGCCCCCTGCTGGACCTTCATCCCCAACGTTTGTTCAATCCCAAGGTCATATGCACCCAATTGAAGACAACACTTATTAAATTTCATATATCCGCCCAGCCCTTGTCTCCATTCAGGCGAACCTTTCTCCAGATGTTTAGGCCATCGCCTGTGGTACGGACCAGTCGAAGTTTTTAGATCTGCTAACGTCAGTTTATTTCCAGCCACTCCAATAATATCTGGTGATCCAGCCCATGCTCTTCCGTCATCATCACAACCCCACACCCTACCAACACCATCATCTGATAATGCAAACTTATGTTTTTCCCACAGCGGCGTCTCAGCCCAGATAACTTCCTGGAACTGATCCAACATTGGTGGCATCCCATCCCAAAACTTTGCATACTCCTCTGGTACAGAGAATTCTTCCCGCTTGAGGTAGTGCTCCATACAAGAGTGAATTGAAGTACCACGCTCTGCAGCCGCTTCTTTTACCCCTGGATTATTTTTAGCCCACATCTCCAACTTTTTCTTGTTGGCTTCTGATGCAGTTTGTCCAATAATGGTCGTAACCGATGGTGCTGGACCAGTTAGGAAAGGAGTATGATAATGGCGCTTACCATTTATTTCTACTCGCGCAGGCTTAGCGTTTAACTCTTCAAGAAGCTCAGGTTCTTCAACGTAACGCTGGTACCAAGGTTCGGTCGGAATATCAGCTACAACCATGAAAGATTGTGTGTATTCCTTACATTCTAATTCTTTTTTAAAATTTTGCGCTACGCTATAGGCACTGGGACTCCAGAAAAATGACCACCAATTTTACCCGTTTTTACTACGAGGACTTAACAGATGAGCCCCCTCGTCTAGATCAAGTGTTTGAAGATATTGACAAAGAAGAGGCAGATGCACACGAAGCAATGCTCATCAACCAAAAAATTGATTACATTCGTATTGAATTGTGATGGCTACTGTTGCAGTCCTTGCTCTTTGGCGTGATTCCGAATCCTATCTCAAGTATTCCCTTGCACAATTTGATGCAATGGAAGAAGCCCTCCTGGAGAAAGGAATCAATACTATTTACGCATTTTTTGAAAATGATTCAACGGACAAAACTCCTCAACTCCTCCAATCCTGGCTGCAAGACCGAATGGGTTTTGTAATTTCAGAGCATATTGGCGCACCCAAATGGGGAAGTGTTGCCTCCCTGGAGCGTGTTCGTTACCAAGCTAGGTACCGAAACATGGCACTTCAACTTGTAACCAATTATTACAACTTTGATTATCTCTTGGTTGCAGACAGTGATGTGCAATGGGAACCGTCTCTCATCACTGGAATGATTGAACACCTGGATTCGAATGAAAACTGGGGGATGGTCTCACCTAATACCACGCAAAATGTGCGTGATTTCATTGAGGATACAGATCGTCCCTCCTACTTTGACAGTTGGTCCCTCCTTGATTCCCATGGGACACAGTGTATGACATTTGCTGCCAACCCATTTCTTACCAAAGAAGATCGCGACTTGTGGGATCAAGGCAAACCAGTTGCTTGCAATAGTGCATTTGGTTCTATTGCCATGGTTAAAGCAGAAGCTCTTGATGAAGTGGACTGGTCGGTCATCGACGGCGTGGAGCATTGGGAATTTTGTAAGGGTATCCGTTTGAATGGCTACCTTGTCATTGCAGACCCCACCCTCCATGCCAAAGTAACCCACAAAAAAGAGGTGGTTCCCCACCCCGATGTAGTACGAAGGCACCAGGAAAGGCTCTCAAGTAGCCTCATGGCAACATTCGTCAGACGTTAACTTGCCGAAGATCGTGGTCAACCATTTCAAACACCAACTCATCCAACGAAATTTCTGGCACCCAACCAAGCAATTCTTCTGCTTGTTTTGAATCCCCAAGGAGTGTATCTACTTCTGCTGGACGATAGTACTCAGGATTAATCTTAATTACTTCTTTACCCAGTCGATAACAGTACCCAACTTCATCAACACCTTTTCCTCGCCAACTCAGATCAAGACCCGCAGCTTTAAACGCTTTCTCACAAAAGGAACGAACACTAGTCTGAATCCCAGTTGCCACAACGTAATCCAACGGTCCCTCTTCCCTCTGGAGCATGAGGTACATTGCTCTCACATAGTCTTTTGCATGACCCCAATCCCTACGTGCATCTAAATTTCCCAACTCAATCCAATCCCTGGTACCAGACCAAACATCTGCTACACCCTTTGTAATCTTCCGAGTAACAAACTCTTCCCCCCTAATCGGAGACTCGTGATTAAAGAGGATGCCATTACATCCGAACAATCCGTAGCTCTCTCGATAATTGACCGTCAACCAATACCCAAATAACTTGGCGACACCATATGGACTACGCGGATGGAAGTACGTCCCCTCATTCTGTGGCACTTCTCTTACCTTACCAAACATCTCCGATGTCGACGCCTGGTAAAACTTAGGCATGTGTTTTGTATTACGACATGCTTCCAAAATATTGAGAACGCCAAGTGCATTGATGTGTGCCGTACTACCTGGAGACTTAAAGCTGACACCAACATGACTCTGGGCCGCCAAATTGTACACCTCATCTGGACCAAAAGAATCCACAAGCCGATGCATTGATGTTGCATCAGTCATATCCGAATATTCAAACTGCACTTCCTGTGGGATAGACCCATCAAAGATCCATTTCAATTTATTCAATTTGCCTGGATTTGCATTATTCCTAACCAACCCCATCACCTGGTAGCCTTCATCCACCAACAACTTGGTTAAATAAGCACCATCTTGGCCAGTAATTCCTGTCACCAAAGCTTTTTTCATTGGAATTATTCCTTATACTGGCAGTATAACGAATGAAAAAGGTTTGAGGAATGACCAAATTTAATTGGCCCCTCCAAAAAAACACTATTGGTTTTGACGAGAAGTTTGCACTAATCAAATTTATTCTTACCTCTAGCCGTTTTACCAACGGTCCTAAGTGCCGTCAATTTGAAGAAGCCTGGTCCAAATGGCAAGGACGTAAATATTCCTTGTTTGTCAGCAGTGGCACAACAGCCAACACCCTCCTCCTGGATGCAGTACGCGATTTGTATTTTGGTAAGAAACGCAAATTAAAAATCTTGTGCCCTGCCGTCAACTGGGCAACCAACATCTCAACGTTTAAGCAGCAAGGTCACGATATTTTCTTTTATGACATTGATTACACCAACTACTCACCTACCTATTCTTCTCTCAAAAGATACCATGATGTAGGCATTGAACCAGATGTTGTGTACGTAACACACATCATGGGGTTTGCCAATGAACTAGCTAACGTCAAAAAGTTCTGGCCCGATGCCATCATCCTGGAAGACTGCTGTGAATCCCATGGAGCAGAGAATAGCAATTTTAAAAAAGTAGGTAATGAAGGATTAGGTTCAACTTTCTCCTTTTACTTTGGTCATCATATGACAACAATTGAAGGAGGCATGGTCTGTACAGATGACCAGGATCTTTACAATCTAATGAGAGCCAAACGATCTCATGGCATGTCTCGTGAGATGCTTGGTAACTACCGTGACCTGGAGGAACGCCTAGCACCCGACATTGATCCGTCCTTCCTCTTCCCAACCGAAGGATACAACTTCCGCAACACTGAGATTGGAGCTGTCCTTGGCCTGGTTCAACTTAAAAAACTCGATTTATTTATCCAGAAAAGACAAGATAACTACACGCTTTTCTTGGATTGTTTAGTTGGCCATCCCTGGATTAAATCTTTACCTTCTCCTATTGGCAACAGTGCAATGACACTTCCATTCCATTGCAAGTCACCTGAAACAAAACAAATTCTTAAAAGCAGGCTCAAAGAGATGGGTGTAGAAACACGTCCGTTTCTTGTTGGTAATCTACTCAGACAGCCTTTTATGTCTGACTACAAACAACAACCATACTTACCCAACAGTGAAGAAATTCACACCCATGCTTTCTACATTGGTAACAACCATTTTGTAAATCAATTTCAAATTCTTTCTCTTAGCGAGGAGCTTTACAAATGCGTTTCTTGATTTCCACCATCATTCGCAACCGTGGCATCCACATCCCAACCTGGTGTGAGCAATTAATTTCTCTTACCAAACACAACAAACAACATCAATTTGACTTATATGTATTTGAGAATGATTCAACAGACAACACCAAACAAGTTCTCAACCTAATCCAAAAAAAATTAAAACCGTACTTTGGAGTTCTCTCAATTGAGATTGAGGATTGTGGTTGGCCATACTTTGGTTCAATCAAAGCAGAAGAACGTGTCCGTTACTTAGCTAAGGCAAGGAACCGCACTCTTGAAAAAGCTAACGAACTTGTTGGCCTGGAGGAATATGACAAAGTAATATGCATTGAACCAGACATTTCCTATTCTCCCAAAGAGGTTAGTTTGCTTCTTGATACATCTCATCACATTGTTTCTGGATACAGCGTTCTCCCCCCTGGTCACGGAGTACCTGATTGGATCTACGATAGCTGGGCCACAAGAATTAACCCAGAAGACTCAGAGTATTTTGGTCCAAAAATTTCTGATCTCCCAATTGCCCTAAAAACTGCATCAACCTTTAATTGTTTTTGTGTGTATGACGCAAAACCATTTATGATTGGATTGCGTTTTTCGGATATTAACCCATTAACAAATCAGTGGGATTGCGACACTACAAACATTTGTTTCGCATTTACCGCACTTGGATGCGACGATATTGTTATGTATAGGATTCCTATACTACATAAAGTTTGATCGTTGACATCAAGTGCTCACAAATACGATTATATTAAAAGCACCGAGCGAATCTCAAATGTCTCTTAGCACTCAAGTAAAAGAATCTATTAATCAAGCAGCAACTCATTTACGTGATGCCCTTGCATTTGCTGCACGCTCTGAGCATCCAATTTGTATTACTACTATTTCTGAGTTGTTGATGCGCGTGGAATCTATTGAACAGATGGACGAGATTATGCAGAAGTTTGGTGGCACTAATAAATCTTCTGGACCTACTCCCCATTAACCTCAGGTACAATAAATACATAGTTGGTTAAATTTGTGCGTGGCACAAGACGATAGTAAGTATACAAAACCAGAGTTACGTGAGCGCATCAAAGATCGCGTAATGGCTGGTACCCGTGGCGGTAAAGCAGGTCAATGGAGTGCCCGCAAGGCCCAGCTTGTGGCACAAGAATACAAAGAAGCAGGCGGTGGGTACAAAGGTGGTAAAGGTGAGAAACAAAAAGATTTAGAGAAATGGGGCCAAGAGAAATGGTCCACTAAAGATGAATATGAGAAACGGCAGAAAGCTAAATCTGCTGCCAAAAAATACAAGGAGTCAAAGTAATGGCTGCTGACAAAGCTATACAACCTGGGTATACCAAACGGTATTTACCAGAAAAAGCATGGGCTTCTTTATCAAAAGAAGAACGTGAAAAAACTGATCGCAAGAAGAGAGAAGCTAGTAAGTCCGGCAAACAATTTGTACCTAACACAAAGGCTGCCAAAGAAGCTGGTAAAAAAGCAAGACAATCTAAACCAACAAAGAAAAAGTAACCTATAATTAAAAGAGAATAAATATTCCAATGGAAAAGAAAAAAGCTGTTGCTCCTAAGGGTAAAGCAATGCCTGCCAAGGGTAAAGAAGCTGCTGCCCCCAAGGGTAAGGGTGGTGCATCCAAAGGTCAAATGGAAGCACGCGACAAGTTTAAAGAAATGATTGCCAAGAAAAAAGAAGCTGCAGCCAAGAAAAAATAAGGTATACTTAACCTGCTCAAAATCCTAAGGAGGGATTCCGAAAGTTGATATCCTGGCTTGAGCAACCAGGATTTTTTTGTTATAATTTGAAAGATAGAGGCCAGGTCCCTGTGCGCGTTGGGCACATAGCTCAGAAGGCGACACACCTGGTCCATCTATCCGTCACTCATCACGTACGAGAGGGTTGCGCTTGTTGGCCTTACTGACAAGCCCAGTGGGGATGGGACCCGCAAACCGCCCCTACCGCTCTGCCGGTAGGGTTCCAGCTCAGATACGCTTTATCGTTTTTGAGTCTGTGGTTCCCGCTCTGCACGTACTGGAAATTTCTGGTCGAAGCATCGGGCTAAGTCCTGTGTTTGCAGGCCGGGGATTTGATCACCCCCGCGTTGACCCCCTATGCCTCTCAACGATGCACAAACCTGGGGGCACACCGACCGTTAGTCTATTGGTAAGGACACCCCGACAAGGGAGTTGGATAGCTGGTTCGATTCCAGCCCGGTCGATTATTTAGTTACCAAGAAAAGATATAAAATCTTGTGGATTATCAACAGTTGCATATACATATTTATCAGCTGCAATGGGTTTTTTAATTTTTTGCAATCTTGATAAACCTTGTTTAGCAACGTCAAGCGCCGTAACAGGATCTGTATATAAAAGATCTGCAACCACTCCATTAAATATCATTGCTTCTTCTTTTAAGCCTGCTGCATGCAAACCTTGTGAAACAGCTAAAGAAAGACTAGCTGCTTTTTGTCTTTCATTTTTAATTTGTCCAGCCATACCAAAATCTAATTGTATAGGCCTTCCTGTCATTTTATTAAACATGACATTGCCAGGATGCCGGTCACCTAGGTTGATGTTATTAAGAGCAAGTAAACTCATTTGTTTTGCTTGATTTAATCGTTGTTTGTTAGTTAATTGATCTGTTGTTATATCTGCGGTTCCAGCGTGTGTATAATTTGATCGTAAATCTTGCATTATAATTTCACCACGCATATTAGGATTTATTCCTGGCTCTAAAACAATTGTTTTTTCTCCAATTTTTGGGGGCATTAAAAATGCTTCTGTAATTTGAGGTGCAACACCTAATTCAGCAGCTCTTGCTTGTGCATTAATTTCATTTAAAAGATTTTGTTTTTTTTCTAAAGTAATTTCTTTAGTAACTAAACCCGGTGCAGTTTCATAGACTTGACCAAATTGACCGCTACCAATTCTTTGTTGTGCACGTTTAGCCGCTTCTGCAGCCATCGCACGAACTTCTTCAGGACCAACACCAGAAGTAACAGGTCTTTTTTTTGCTAGAATATTTTTAACTACGTTAAACACTGTGTTGTTATTAGATCTATTTTAATTATATTTTGTTTACATTTAGTCTAAGTTAATTAAACAAGACGGCACCTACTAACGTACTAGACGCAGTACTATAAGTAGACAATGCAATGTAGGTTCAAATCCTAGCTAGATGTTTACTTACCAAACAATCGCTTAACGCAATTAATAGCATCCATTACACGTCCTGTAATATTGACGCTACGTTTCCAACTACCTAACTCTGGTTGATAACAAATAATTTCCCAGTCAGGAAAGTTGTGATCATTATCAAATTTACCAGTAAATTGATCATATGATCTGTAGTATGCCATTCCTAATTCCCAGTATTTACCCCAACCTAAGTAAAAAGATCCATCATCACACCCATCTGGATTAAACCAAGTTAACTCTAATTGTCCAAGTTTAATCTTCCCATAATCTGCCCCTGGGTCAATACGCAGAAATAGTAAGTAGGTGTCTTCAGATTCCATGTGAATAAAGTAGCTATACTCAGTGTACTTGTTTTAAGAAGTTTGTGCCATCCACCAAAAGCACACTTCAGAAAAATAAAAAAAAAATGCTGGAGTACAAAAAAACGTTGTGTTGCAAACGATGTGGAACAGATGATTATCGACTGTTAGATTTTCATCACGAAAGAGAAAAGGATAACAAAGTATCAGCTCTTTTACATGGAGGATACGCTTGGCAGCGCATCCAAAAAGAAATTGATAAATGTATTCCTTTATGTGCTAACTGTCATAGGCTTGAGCACTGGCAATGATAAAATATTCGTAGTTAAAATTTTTCGTAATGTCAAAAAAAGTTTGCAGTGTCTGCAATGAACTAAAACTACTTGAAGATTTTTACAAAGAATCAAGGGTAAAAGATGGACGAGCAAGACGTTGCAAGCTTTGTCATACAAAAATAACAAATGAATATCGCAAAAAAAATCCTGAAATATATCGCAAAGCAAGTTTAAAGCATTGGCATGGTCTAAATCAAAAGGAAAAACAAGAAAAATGGATAAAACGTTATGGGTTATCAGCTAAAGAATATTACAAAATGCTTGAAAAACAAAAAGAAGTATGTAAAATATGCAACAAAAAATGTTCAAGTAAACAAACTTTATCCGTAGATCATTGCCACAAAACAGGAAAAGTAAGAGGGTTATTGTGTATAAAATGTAATACTTCTTTAGGAATGCTTAATGATGATGTAAGTTTATTTTACTCAGCCATTAAGTATCTTAAGAGTTTCGAAGAGTAGCTTTAATCATCCATGCCGCTTTAAACGCTTCCCCACACAGCTCAGCCATGTAATTCTGGATATCAATGGCACCTACCTTGGCAGCAATAGGCTCTAGTTTTTTAGTCTTCATGCCCAACTCCTCAAGATTTTTGTAGTACACACCTAGCATCTCAGTTGCTTTATAGCTGGTGCAGTGCTTGAACTCTGGGCTTGCTTCCATCAAACCGTTGTGGCAGGAAGGGAGCAGATAGTCCATGCTGCGAATAAATTCCCCAAGTTTATCAAACTGTTCGATGTGTGCTTCATATTGATCTTTTAAAAACTTGTGTACACCTAAAAAATTTGACCCTTCTATATTCAAATGAATCAAATGACTTTGCACCTGGAGCTGGTGCACATAAGCCATCAGTGAAATCAACTGCTGAATAAAAGAACCAACGTCCCCACCCTTAGATTTGCCAGGTGCTTTGGGTTTTTCTTGTGCCTGAGGAACCGCTTGAAGGGGAGGGGTTTGTGGTTCTTGCACCAGTTGAGGACCGGGGGTATACATAATCTTTAGTCGGTAGTTCCAGTTTATCAGCCGTTAACACCTCATCTTGATATTTCCTCCCAATCCATAGATGCAAGAACATCAGCACCAGCAGAAGCACTGCTGCACACCAAGGTTAATTCTGTAGGAGTACTGGTAAGACCATTACGTTCCAGCTGGAATGCAAACAATGCTTCTTTCAAGATATCAATAACGGTTGAGCCTTGGTTAGAGCCAATAGCAAAACCACCAGCTAAAGAACGTCCTGTGCCAACAGCAAAGGATGTGCCAGTAATGTTGTATTCAACAGAAGAATTTGCAGAGGTGGTATCCCAAGATCCGCCAGTGGTTGTACCACCAACAATTACTTTCCAGTTGTAGTTTGCATTATTTGTAATACCCAAAATTGACAAAGCAGTTAAAATAACAATCGCATCAAGACGAGTTGACTTAAGACGAATCGAGATAACAGGATAATCAGTTGACGCGTTTGTTAAATCACGCGGAGATGCAACCGGAGTTCCAACTGTTGACTGGGCACCACGCAATTCATATCCACCTTCCGACAATACGGTTGAGCAAACTTGCTTTAAGGTACTGCTACTTGCCGTAGTACCTACATTAGTAATTTCATAACGCAACGGCAAGGATGCCGTTGTAATGTAGGTGGATGTGATTAAGTTGGCATGGTGAAATGAATGGCAGTGAATAAACGCACCATTAATTACAAATCCTGCACGCACAGTACCAAGGCCAAGCCATTCAATATCAAACCAAAGGATTTGAGCCTTAGTAATATCAAGCGTAAATCCTGATGGTCCACTGCCGTTTAATGTATCAATATTCCAATTAGTTTGTAGTACTCGTGTTTCGGCAAGGCTTCCACTTACTGAACTACGCTCAACAAAAGCTGGGCCCGTAGTTCCACTGACCTCCAGGTACATACCATTAGCAGCGCCGTAGTAACCAACTCGCTGCCGCAGGTTGGCTTTTGCAGGATTCATTACAAAGGTTGACATAAACAACAAGGATTTTCCTGGTTGATATGAACAAACTTTGTTAGTTTCTCGGATGATTTCAGATCCAGATGTAGTTGTTACATTAAGATCAACCAGGCCTTGGTTTGCATTAAATGCGTACGTAGCACCAGTGCCACTGGAAGTAGACCACAGACCATTATCGTTGTAACGATGGCTTGAATCAAATAAAGTTAAAGGTGCTGATACACGTGTCCTACCAAATGCATCACCCGCCATACCAGCAGGTTGACTATACACAGTATTACCGCTTGAAGTTGTTACCTCAAGCGGCCTTCCACTGCACGTTTGTACTTTAATTACTTCATACAGATTGGTATCTGTCGGATCTCTATATAACGGCATGTAACTAAGTCAAGTTACATTCATTCTATTTCAACTAAATAACCAAAGTCTCTTGGTTCAGTCACAGCTACATTTTTTGTACCGCATACATCACACGTATTCATGTGATAAGTAGCACAATGTGTTTTGGGAAATAACCCTCCAGGTTGGTACCACTTACCATACTTAACACCACAGTCGTTGCAGACCCAGTCAACTTGTTTACTTTTCATTAAGCTTAAACCGAAGAGTTGTTTTAAGGTTGTTGTAAAAATTTTCTTTGCTTTTGTAAAACTGACGTTGTTCTTCTAGTGATTCAATAAGTGCTTTAGCAATTTCTTCTTCAGTAAACATGTCTTCTGCAATAGCAAGCGTGTCACAAAAGCCATCCATCATTTGCTTGTAGCCAGTTGCTTTAAGATCCATTGATGTTAACTCTTGAATAGTTTGCATAACATTAGTTGTATCATGCATGTGTTCACGTAGATGTTTAGCATCCCCTGGAGCAGCCGTCGCAGGATTCCCCAATCGTTTTGTTGCGTTGTACTCTTGGATTAAATCCGAGTCTTTGAGTTTCATTAATAAAATCCTCAATACATTTGTGGTATCCCTGAAGGAATTCTTCAGGATAAGGAACTTCGTCGTCAGGCGGATACCCTACGTACGAAAGAAAGTTAAGATCAAGAGTTTGTGTGATTCTTTTTAATACTTGTTCAGTAGTAAGTTCATTCATAAGCCTGGTTCAAACTAGGCCCACCTTACGATGGGCCATTAATTTGTCAAGTAGTAATTGTTTCTTTTAATGATTGTTCATAAGCATCTACGGCAGCTTTAAATTCAAAGTACTGATCGCGCATAGCGGGACCAGCTTCTTGTATACAAAAGTCTTGCCAGAGCCCAGTGTATAAGCTGTGCATTGGATGGCTTTTGTTTTGCCGTCCAGAACAATTGTACATGTGCTCGAGGAAATCAGATCGTTGTTGTTCTTTTTCAACGCTCCAATTGTCGAGGATTACTTGATAGTCAAATGAGTTAGACATTAGCGCTCTTGAGTTTGCATACGGTAAATCTCTTGAACTTCTGGACGTGCATCTCGGATGGCATCATGAATGTCATCTTCTACCATCTGAATGAATTGTTCCTTGGTACGCCCTTTAAAAGCGTCCCATTCAATCTCCAGATCAATAGTGAGCCTTAGATCCAAAAGGTTCTTAACAGGTGCTTCCATTTCTAGAAGTGAGGTACCTGATTAGGCTACATCATTTTTCTAGTAAACGCTCAAGTGAGTGCATTTGATTTTGCTGGTAGTACCCAAGTCGTTCTTGGATTATGTGTGTGTAATTGATGGCTGCATCAACCATTTCTGTTGCATCCATAGAAGCAGCAAGGTTTTCATTGGCTAACATTGCAGCAGTTAATACTGTTGTTTGCCATTCCAACTTACTTCCAATTAGTGCGGGTAAAGGAGTACCACCTTGCGTAAACGATTCAATTAATCGCATTAATCCATCGTCCGTAGCCATGGTACTCCTTACTTTTTCTTTAGTTTACCGCGATCAGTTTTTACCTTTCATCAAGTAATACCAATAAGCATTTCTTGAATTTTGGTGGAACCGTTTGCCGCTAAGCAACTTAAGCTTTCGTTCTTCCAGCTCTTGTGCTTTTGATTCGTTATACGGAAGTGTATCTCCGTTATCACAAAGCATTGCCAACTCCAAATCAACCATCTCAATCTGAAGCTGGAAGTCATCTACTGCTTGCTCATGACAGCGACACATGATGTGCGCATCCTCAAGATCAGTCGGTGGCGTCAGATTCTGATAAAAGCTCTTTTGGATATTCGGATGAAAGATCGTCCATTCCCTTGGTGTGGACAATTCGATTTCGTTTGATGTTGTAGTCCTGGTAGATTTTGACGCCTTGGGGGAGGTTGATTCCTTCTTGGTAAGCACAGCAGAGTTTGTCGACATTTAAAATAATTTCGGTTTTTGTGACAGGTTTAATAGTTTGTTCAACCATCTCCCCTTCCATAGAAGTTACCACAACTTCTTTCGTAGTTCTGATCGTTTGTTTTAAACAGTACTTAACCTGGTCCTGCTCGTCCCACTCCTCTACAGGAATGGACAGTTCAACGGTCAGCTCTTTCTTTTTACTTAACACAAACTCATAGTTTTTTCCAACAATACGATTTGAATCTAGTGGTGCAGAACGACGTAACCAGTTAATCAAACCTTTGATTTGATTGACTTGAGACTCGTGATGTTTACGAGCAGCCATTAAAAGATCTTGCTCTTTCTTGGCACGCTCTACTGCATCCTCGTGGTGCGCCCATGCATAGTACAGTCGATCTATTTTTTCAGATCGAAGATTCCTGCATTGCTCAAGCTCAGCCTGCACCAACTCCTGGGACTCAAGAGATAGCAAAGGAGCAGAGCGTTCCAGGGTAACATGATGCTCGTACAGTTTTAATATGGATAGTTCATTTAGTTTAGTTTGTGTAACTTGTTTTTGTTGAGTTAAGTTCATTGATTTAAGCAAAATGATTTGTAAGTTTGTTCATTACATAGGCCAGCATTGCTCCGCATGCTGCCCAAAGAATGTCCTTGAGAACAGGAATAACAATACCAAGAAGCGTTTCAAACATTAATCTGTGTTGTGTTAGTTGGATAGGCAGTTTAACGTCATACCCAGGACGTTAGCTTACTCTTTAATTTGCTTAGCTTCTTCTTCCATAGTTTCTTCAAAAGTATATCGACGCCGTTTAATAGCGTCAGGGTTCTTTTCTTTTTGAATTACACGTGCATCTTCTGATGCAGCATACAACACCTCCTGGAAAGAATCCCAAACAAACTTAGGATCTTTTAAGTATCCAGTAAATCCAAAAGCATCTAATGTAATAACATGTTGTTTAAGTAGTTCACAAAGCAAATCAGATTTACTTTGAACCAAATGCTTAAACTGTTCTTCGGGTAAATCGTAAGTATCAAGATTCATAACTAAAATCCTCATCAGGAAAAGCTTTTTCAATAGCAGCAGTTAATGCATCTATCATGAATTGTTTTTGCAATTGTTCTCCAAGGTTTGTCCACCACTGAAGGTCTGCATCTGTTTCATCCCATTCAATTTGAATAGTACCAGATCCATCTTCTTCAGAAGTGTATTTAATATTGAGTTTAAAAATAGAGTTTGAATCTACGGTTGAGGCACAAAGTTCTGCTCTGTATTCTTTTTGGTTTTCCATGCATTAGATAGTTGAGGTAAGGCTGTCCCTGGGAAAGGAACAAAGCCATTGTCTAACATGTTATCAAAAAGATCCCATGCATTGTGTTGCGTAAATACTTCTTTAGGTTTGTAGGTTTTCCATGCAGGCAACGGAGCCATAGAACCATGTTTGGTATACAGAACAAGGAATCGACCTTTATCTGATTTACCTTCTGGTGGTGCGTACCACCAAGCCGTAGCATCTCTTGGTGCTTGACCACGGCAATTGTTACGTACCTCAGTCCTTTTAACAAGAAGCTGACGATAACGTTTCATCCAAGTTAAGTGAATACACCAAGGTTGATACCCTTCAATCTCAGCCTGGAACTCAGACAAATTATTTAGTTGTCTTTGGAAAGAACCGCAAGAGCAGTATGGTGTTTTCTGAAGTTCTTTATTGCAATTAACTTCATTGCTTTCATTATCCTCACTTGGATCCAAATAGCTTTCATTAATGATGTGGAAACCGTCAGGGGCAACCAAATGTCCCAGGTCAGCCTGATCACTCTGTAAAAGTGTCTCAAGTTTAATCCGATCCGATATGTGAATAAATTTATCTGCCCACGAACGCTGAGCTTGCGCCGCAAACGAGAGGTGCCCAAGTGCGTGGCTGTAGTGCCAACCCTTGAACATGATGTATGCATTGTTATGCCAAATGGATGGACCACGGTAGTTAGGACCTAGGTAAGAGAAAAAGTCTTTAAGGCGAAAAGTAAATTGCTGGTATGCAGCCTTGACTAAGTTCCTGTCATAAGTTTGCTCAGTACCATCGTTACGCACCACGATAACAGAATCATCTCGCAAATAAATTGCGGAGATTTCCGTGTCATCAAATTCCGGAAACGCACGTCTGATGTTACTCCGTGTGTAAATAATTTGTTGAGCCTGGTTAAGTTCTTTGATGAGTTTAGTGGTCATAATTGAATTGAGTTTGTGTTGATTTCCTGACATGCTCAGGATTTGGATTTAAATTTTTCAGCCTGGTACACACCGGTAGTAATTTTGTATGTACCAAAGACTGCTGTTGCAAGGGCGATGGGCGTGCCAATCATAGCAGCAATTCCACCTGCAATCAAACCAGTTGCAACTCCTGTAACAAACGCAACTTTTTCTTCATGTTTCATTTGATTATTGTGAGTAGAATTAATTATCTTCAAATAAAAACTTATGGAAGAAACTTACATTCCACTGCATAAGTTTGAAATAGATCCTTCAATGGATGATTTGTTTTGGGAAGAAAAAATTAAACGTACAATTCAAGAGTGTAATTCGGTTAGTACTTTAAAAGAAATGGCAACCCTCTTGGCGAGGATTGCCACGCAACGTCAAGGTGTAATTCGTGGGTTAATCAAAGACATTCACGTTTTTAACAATATGTTAATTGATGTAAATGAAATTGCTAACCCAGAAATTAAACCTTAGAAACTGTAGTTTTCACCAGTATCAGGATCTTGTGCAGATGCAAGAGCTTTCACTTCGACATCTACATCTGCAGTTCTAGACACCGGAAGAATTTGTACACCTTCTTTGATTCCGTAAGCACCACCAAGACGTTGTGCATCTTGATATGCATGTTGGTTAATGTAGTCTACAAATATTTCTTGGCATTTCCAAGTTGATTCACGATCTTCATCAGGAATTGAAAGACGATTCAGTGATTCAATTGCATTTTCTTGAGAACTGTAATCAGGAATTTCAAAAGATTCGATAGCGCAGATTTCAACATTATTAGCACCGCGCATTTCATTAGCAAGTACAGGTATAAACACCGTAGTAGCATAAAACTTTTCGTTAAATGCTAAAGGTACTTCAGCTCCTAACGCTTTACTTAAACACTTAGACATTTCTTTTTCATACAACTTAATTTTATCTGCTGCATCAGTACCATTCAAACCTTTGAGTGTTAGTACAATTGGAATCTTGTGCGCACGTTTGTTGTCCTGGGTCAGGATATAAACTAGATATTTAGTACGAACACTATACTTACGGCGGTACATTTCACCTTTGCTGTTAGCAAGATCAGATGCAACTTTATCTGCATCCCAAAGTTTTTTGATTTCAGGATCATCAAATGAACCAATTGTCTGTTTCATCCCTGTGGTTTCTTCTACCATCAAAGGAGAACGTAACAAAATTTGCATGCGTGGCTCAGTAAAATTCAAGCCTTCTTCAACAGAAGTATTAGGTGCTATACCAAAGGTTTGTTTGTAATTCCAGATAACTGAATCTTTAGCAAATTGATCTTCTGTTGCAGTCCATCCGCATGTATCTAAATCAATTTTGCGGACAAACCATCCACGTACTTTAGATTTGTTTAAAGGTTGAATTGTAACAATACCTTGATAGCCAGTAATAAACTCTTTAGATTGAAAAAGTTTAAAGGAATCAAGCCCTCTAGTTGCAATCGCAGATGTTTCCTTAGTAGCAAGTGCAGATGTTTTCTTAGTAGTCATAACTTTAGTCGGAAGTTTTTCAGAAATAGTTTCTTTGGTAGGCTCTTCAGTTGGATCAGGTTTTTTTAGTAGATCAAGGACTGATTCAGTCATTGTGTTGTTGAGTTGGTGAGTGGGCAGTTTAACGTCGTACCTAGGACGTGCCTCACTCTAGATCAAGGTCAAGGTTTGGCTTAGGAAGATTAAAGGTTTTTAACAATTCATTGTTACGCTTTTCTTCTAAATCAAAATATTCTTCTGAGATAGAAGACATGTGTTCATAAATTGCTTTGTTGTAATGACCACAACCAAGAAGAAAACAAACAAATTGATCAATGACATCAGTAACATACATAGAAGTAAGTGTATGTATTGTTGATCTATCACCGTCAATATGTTTGAATTCAAAGTAATTAAACTGTTCTGTTTCAGTCATAATCAAAAGGGAGGTTCGCCATCGTCATCTGTAGGAGAGTTTAGTGTATAGCCTGGGAGGTCAGGCAGGTTGGTTCCCGTTTGGGCACCCCAAGGTTCAGCAAGATCTTCAGCGACCTTACCGCCCCACAGGCTAGCTACTCCAGTGCCAGATGCAACAGTTGTTTGTGGTTGAATAGATTTATTTTCGCTATTGTCTTTAGGTGACAAAGTCATAGATACCAATTGAATCTTGGTAGCAACTTTGCGCTCTTTAGTTTCTTTATCAGTCCAAGCATCAGTTACCAATCTGCCCTGGATCGTAAGACCTACACCTTTACGCGTGAAGTTAACAAGAAGTTCAGCATTGTTTAACTTATCTTCTGCAGTATTAATTGCATAGAAGTTAAACAGATCTGACTGATTTCTACCCATATAAACACCAAGGGTTTGATTGCAAATCATTAACCCATCCGGTGTAGTTTTAAATGCACGTGCATCATTTTGGTCGATGTCTTTAACACACCTTCCACTGAGAATGATTGTATTAAGGATTGGGAATGATGCGTCAACTTGTGTAACAATTCCTCCATGCAAGGAATACGTTTTTGTATTGATGTCGTATCGCAGCTTGGCGCCGTGAATGTAGATTTGTGCATTTGCTGGTACACGGGCAAACCGTTCAGCAGCCTTGCCATAAACATTTAGTTGAATTGGAGTTGGTGCTTTATTACCTACTGGAGGCAACAACACATTACATACAGTTGCAAAAGAGCTTTCGCTAATTGCTTTTTCTTTAGGTGCTTCAGTTGTCTGGGCACAAAGGAATGAAAGATTCATTAGATTAAACAGTTGGTGGTAAAACAGTTTAACGTCATACCTGGGACGGTACATCAGTGTGTATCAAACCAGGTGTAGCCTACCTTAGCATCGCCATCGATAGGACAACGGAAGTTAAAGAAGTGTTGAGCTTTTGGAAAAGCTTCCAATGCTACAGACTTAAGTGTATCCGTTAGCTCTGGTTTGCAAGCCAACTGGACTTCATCATGGATCATAGCTGCTTGTTGCCAATCAATACCATGGACATAACCAAGTTCATCCATATCTGTATGAATGTTAATAACAACTTGTTTCATAATTAATGCACCTGCTGATTGCAATAAAACATTCAATGCTTTGAAATCAGACCTGCAATAAAGAATACGTTTATCTAAACCACGCAACCAGTTATTTTGTTGTAGTGTTTTTGCAAGATGTTCTTTAAGTTTACGTAGTGCTGGGACACCATCCATGAATGAATTAATTGCAGTACTACCTAGTTTGCGCAGTATTATTTCATTTTTTTCATTCGGATCAATAACAGTTCCTGCTTTAAGTGCACCGGCTCCATAGGCTACAGCGTATAGAAGACGCTTTGAAATATCTCTGGTAGCTACACCAAAACGTTCTTGATTATAAACATGAATGTCGATTGATTCATCTGTTACTACACGTGCGTACTCACCGTTATCCCAGTATGCAAGATAACCAGCAAGACACCTAAGTTCCAAAGCTTTGGCATCTACACCAATTAACTCCCAACCATCTGGTGCATGAAACAAAGATCTACATTCTTTACCATAGGGTGAATATGCTGCTGGCACTTGAGCCATATTTGGATCACGATGGCTACAACGTCCAGTAATACAACCATTAGTTATTACATCACCATGTACACAACCAGTGTCATTATTAACTAACTTAAGCCAAGCATTTTTACCATCAGCAATTTGACCAAGACGTTTCTCAATCAACATATATTCAGCTAAAGGTTTGGCTTCTGGATACGGAAGCTTTTCAAGTACGTCATCATCAAGGACAGGGTTTCCTTTTTCAGTTGACTTACTTGGTTTCCATCCATATTTTTGTTGGAGCCGCTGAACAATTTGCTGTCTGGATCCAGGATTAAATTCTTCCAGTCGAACTTTTTCAAACGGAACTCCTTTTACATAACCACGTGCTTTGTTATTAACCTTTGGTATAAATACTTCTTTATGTTCAATAGGTGGAAAAATTTCTTTTAGATGTGTTTGTAGTTCTGTTTCTTTTGCTCTGAGACTATCCACCAGATCAAGAGCTGCATCCACATCAAAAGGAAAACCTGCTCGCACTTGTGACTCAATACATCTAGCAAAGTCATGTTCAAGCTTAAGTGCTGGCTCTGGATAGTTTTGATTTTGAATTTTTTCAAATAATTTTGTAGTAACTGCAACGTCTTGCCTACAATACTCAGCCATTGCTTCCGAGTATTCTGAGAAGTCTTTGAAGTCAATCTTGTAATCAGCCAACCGATAGCCCCATGCCTTAAGTGAGGCTGAACCACGGAGATTCTTTGGAACCTCCGTATATTGTTCTTCATCAAGTTCATAAAGTTTTTCTTTGGGCCAAATGAGTCGAGTACAAATGAGTGTGTCAATAACTCGTGCAGCTTTAAACGTATAAAACGGATAGAGCTTACGAATTACAGGCAAGTCGTAGAACAAGATGTTATGGCCAATGAGCACATGAGCCCGAGCCAAATGCTCGAGACCACTAGCAATATCATCAGGCCCATAAGTAAAAGTTTGTTTTCGCTGGACATCATACAGTACCAAGCAATGTATCTTTGTAACCTTGTCATAAAGATTATCAGTTTCTAAATCAAACACATACCAGTTCTCAACCTCTGAACTTGCCTTCAGCGGAAACTTCAAGGTTTTGACTAGCGAGGTCTGTGTCATTTTCAAGAATCCATTGCAAGATCTGCGCTGCACCAACGCGATACGGATGACAAAAAACTTTTGACAAATCCGAATCAGATTCTACAGGAATCAAAACAAATTTGTTTGTTTCTAAATCAGCACGTACACAGTAATTAACACCATCTTTACATGTTGAAATAACGTACGACATAAAAATTCCAAAAGAAAGAACAGTTAAATAATACTGTCTTTCTTTTGGAATGCAAGAATGTCAGCCAATAAATATTTTATTTTTTGTAACCAGTCCATTGACCATTCTTACGTCTAGCTGCCAATGCTTTGGATGCTTCGGAGCCAGCACGCTGAACATTATGAACAAGTAAAGCAAAAGAGCTGGGACCAAAGCAATGACTGTCATCGTGGTCAATCTCAAGTCCCATTTGCTCAGCTTGTTTTTCTGTGTATACAACATAAGCTACACGATAAAAAACTTCTGGATACCTGGGAATTAAATAGTCAAGCGTACCGCCAACCGATGCAGTCAAATAAAAGTTATCCGGGATTACATGACGTGATTCATACCACATACCCAAAGATTTTGTGTAGGCATAAAACTTGATATCAGGATTTTGCCTAGCAACCTGGAGCCAGGCACGGAAATACAATTCAGTATAAAAATCACCACTCTCATGCACACGTACAAGATCACAAGGTTCACGTACAGGTTGTGCAGCTTGAATAGAGTCATGAATAAGTTGAGTTAGTAATGTAAGTTTTTCTTCTGGTCGATCAACAGAATACATTACTTCTTTAATCAGATCCCAGTTACTCCAACGTGATTCGCGTACGCCTGGCCTAGTTTCTGCCATTGCAGCAAAGCAACGATAGTCTTGCCAGCTTGGCCCGTTCTCTTGTGGCAGATCAGTAATCTTCCCTGTGGTGCGATCAGCCATTGTCTTACACACACCAGCGTGTGGACAAGAATAACCTGCTGGCAAACTAAAAATCAAACGTTTACCAAGTTTGGCATTACCTGTGGAAAAGTTAAGTAAGTTCATAGTTGTGTTGAGTTGAGTGAACAGGTAGTTTAATGTCATACCCAGGACAAGTCAATTAAATTTTATACAACTTAAATATGTTTCCAAGCATCATATCTGAGTATGCGATTGATATGTGATTGAGACATCCCAAAAACTTTTGCAAGTTCTGTAGATGTTGCACCTTGTTTAGACATTGTTCTTAATCGAATAACATCTTGTTCTTGTAATACAGCGGCATGGTTACTAACACTCTGTTGCTTTTGTGTTACAACTTTATGTTTATTAAGTATGTCAGCTTTAACTAAATAATACTTTTCAATAGTTCTAAATTTAAATTTACAATTGTTACAAACTAACCAACGATGAATTTCTGTTGGTGTTTGTTCTGTTGATTTAGTACGTGTCTTTTGTTGACACTTTGGACAAGTTAAGTTCATTAATTGCTCCGTCTACGAGGGCGGCCCCAGCGGGCTAAGACGGCGCGGGCGAAGGCAACGGCAGTCGCGTTCATGCTGTCGCCAGGCAGCTTTAGAAGTGCTCTCCCGAACTCTTCCTCTAGCTTCTCATCCGTCGGCCCCTCCGGCTCGGGCTCGGCCAAAGCAGCGCAGGCGCGGTCAATGGCACGTTGTACCCCTGGCGGCTTGTACTGATTTGCGTCAAGCACTTCCTCGACCAGATTCTCAAGCAGTGTACGGAAGTCAGTGGTCATTGCGCACCCTCCAGCTCGGCGGCGATGGCTTGCAGTTGGTGGTGAACGATTTGCTTGGCGTCTCTGAAGCCTTCCATGTATTCATTCATGGGGTAGCGCCCTGGGAAAGGCGCGACTTCATGCGCAGCAGCACGCAGGGCGGCGGCGGCAATCTCGTCAGCGGGGGCTGGGCAGATTTCAGTGACTACATCCAACACCGCCTGCGCGGCGGGACTCAGTGGGGTGGGGTTAGTCATCAAGTTGCTCCAGGGCACAGAGAATAATTTTGTACTTGGCTCTTAAATCAGCGTTGACATTGATGCCTTCAATCAATACAGGATCAATGCGCATTGATTGTAACGCTTCCAGCGCCTGCTCTTTCAAGCTCAACGGCTTCGGGCGGCGGGCGGCGCGGAGATGCTTAGCGGCCTCTTGAGAGTCGTCAACGTCTGTGTTGTCCAACCACTCACAGCAAGCCTCCAGCTCCTGGTCGGCGCCAGTGCAAAAACCATCCCTCCAGGCGCAGTCCAACACATGATCAACGTTGTCTCGTTCGTTGAGGATGTTGTCTTCCCACTGCTTGAACAGCTCCGGCGGTGGGATGATCGAATGTTGTTGGTTAGTCATCGGTCGAAGTCCTTTCCACTTGTGGGTTTAGGAAGGTTGTCAAAACCATTAGGATTGATTGGATCAGGTAAGCCATCCTGGGGAAAGTTAAAAAACTTTTCTACCCTGTAAACTTCATACTCAAAACATTCAGCAACCGCAAACGAATCTAGTTCATACTTGAAAGCTAATTCGTGTAGATCAAATGCTGTTATGTCTCGCATTTTGTTAAGCATGAATGTGCGAACAATTTGTTTTCCTTGATTTGATAAGGCCATTAGTCGCTTTCTCTTGTGTGTGTGGTTAAGTTACTCAATTGCATTGCGGTAATCCTGGAGCACACCAGCTAGTTCATGTTCGTGGCACAAACGGAATTGTGCATGTGTTGATGACCTGCCATTGTCCCAAGCTACATCGTAGTAAGTGTAGGTGTGCTTGCGTGCATCTTTCTTTTCAAATACATTGGTTACAACACCAATGCGTTGAGTTGAATTATGCAATACAACAATTGCTTTCTCTGGTCTAATTGTTGGAATGTAATTGTCTTTTGGTTTTTCGGCAACGCGATCACCAACTTTGAATCGAATAATCTTGACGTGTTTAGACATGAGCCCAGACTTTGTGGTTGACAATTCGTGATACATGACCACGGTTGATTCCATAAATTACAGAGATTGCAAAGTTTGATTTGCCTTCTGTTTTTAATTTACGGATATCTAAAATGTTTTGTTCAGTTAAAACTGCATTACCATTTTTAGATCCTTGTGTGTCAGCTAGGTTACCACCACGTTTAGGACCACGGTGGTACTTGACGTAACGCTCAATAGTTTGAAACTTTTGATTGCAATCAAGGCATCGGCAATAACGTTTAGTGTTTGTTTCTGAATGAACAGTGCAAGTAACACGGGTGTTTTTACTGTCACACTTCAGACATTTCATTAGTAGTTACAGGAACTTTGTTGAGTTGAAGTGAATCTAATGTGTGTACTGCTATGTCAATACCAACGAATGAAACAAGATCTTGAATGATCTCATCTTTGTGCTCGTGGTAGTACTCAGACAGTGACAGCTCTGCAAGCTTAAACAAAGTATTGAGATCCATTAGATCTACAATCTGTGCAATAGCTGCATCTCTTACTAGATCCCATGTGTGCTCAGGAATGTTGTCATTGATTTGTTGAATGAGTTGTTGTAGTTCTTCAGGTTGCATAAAAGAAAGACCCCCGTTTACACGGGGGCTGGCTTGCACTTCGTTAGTTAGTTTAAGCTGCTTGAGCACTGGTGTCAATGATGTTATCCATCATGCCAGCCTCACGCATTTTATCTAGCATTGCGCACATAACAGTTGCATGCTCATGTGTTTTATCCATAAAAGCTTTGGCACGTTCAGCAGTAATGGTATGAACGGTACCATTAGCTTCAATGTATTGCCAGCTACCATCAGGCATTGGCTGCCCTTGGAGCGCAAGACGTTCTGAGTTACGTACGTACCTGAACTCAAGATTGTGACAATCAGTAAGACCGTCTACATCAGTCCAAGTTAGGCCAAGATTGTAACGCTTATCCTCATCCATGTAACCATGGGGCTGAGGAATAAGATGTTTGAAGTAGGAAAGCATGGTTTTAAATTAAGTGTGGATTGGTACCCTGGGACTTATACCTTACGGATGCCCAGTTTTTATGTTACATATTTATTATTAAGAATATAATGCAATGTTCCTTTAGAACTAATATTAAATTTTTCCATTAAAGCTTTATATCCTAAACCATTTGAATGATCGTTTTTAATCTGATTAATTTGATCTTTTGTGTATTTGCGTATACAACTTGATGCTTTAATTGCATGATTCAATCGTTGTTTTGAACATCTGTCTAACATGTTTTCTGTTTGAGTTCCAATGCAAATATTGTCAAACGAATTATCTTTACTATTTCCATTTAAATGTCTAACAACTATGCCAACTTCAAATAATTTTTCTTGATATTTTTCATACGCAACTAAACGATGCAGAAATACTTTATGTGTTTTTGTACTTATTTTTAAATTAAAAAATAAATAGCCAGACTGAGAGCAACTTAATTTTAAAGGTTCTTTCTTGCGAATACCATAAACAATATTATTTTTTACTCGATAGCCTTTTCGATAAGCACATATTAAAGCGGTTTGAGCTTGATTCATAAATAATAAAAAGACTGCCGACGACAGGATTCGAACCTGCACTTGAGTGATTTTAAGTCACTTACCTTCTTCCAATTGGGTTACGTCGGCATTACTTGGATTTACACTCACATCTATTGATGTGTGATACCAAGTGTGATCATGAGGTAATGGTTCACAGCCGTAGTCCCACGTATCGTAATCATCTTCGTTACGTGGATCCTCAATCAATATGTATTGAGGTGAATGATCATGGATGTATTCACCAAGGTTTGCCATGGCCATGGCAAGTAATTGTTCGTCTGTGTAGTTAGTCATTGGGTGTGACCCGCCCTATTGTCGAGGATAGGACGGGTCAGCCTGTGGGGGCTATGCAGATGCTAGCGCAGATTCGCGTTTGGTCAACGCTTTACTGAAAGCAGTTGTGTAAAGCTCACGTTCCTCATCCGTAAGCCTGGCATTACCAATACCAGCGATCTGTTTGACAGACATCATACCCATGTTTACTTCTAGTTGAATGGTAAACATTGGTTTGCCATCAATCATGCACAACACAATGAAGTGTTTCTTTTTACGAACACCATCTGCATAACCACTGGCACTACCGACGCAATTACGTACGGCTTGTCCCCAAGCAGCTAGTTGATGCGTGTCAACTGGCTGGAAGAATGTCCACTTGCTGGAACCAAGTTCAAGTTTGACTGGTTCAGGAAACAAATCTTGGGGTAGTGATTCATTTTTGTTCTTAACTTTCCAGGCAACAGATTGGATGTGATCATGGAACTCCATAAGTCTCCAACGTTTTGGAACGTCAAGAGTCAATGGTTCTGTTGCGCACTCGTTGTGTGCAAGTACAGTATCTAACATTGAAATAGTATCACCCCAGTTGGAATAATAAAAACGTGGATGCTGCAATTCTTCATCGTAAGTAAAACGAGTACGTGTGCTATTCATTTCTTTATCATATTCTTTTTCAAGGATAGAAAAGAAAGAAGCAACAGGCATATGTTTGTTTAACCAAGCTTGTGTTAGAAGTGAGCCATAACGTGTTGATTGAAAACTCAACAATTGATTAATGTGAGATTGATAATAATCAATAGGGCAGTTAGGCCAAACTTCATACACCCAATTAATCGTATTAAACAAAACATGGATTTGAGACCATGGTGCACGAATAGATTTAAGCAGTTGATTTTTAGAATTATAAAAGCTTGCATTAACTTCATCACATTTTGCTTGAATCCATTTTTTGAAGAATGGAGTAGCAATAATGTGTAGTAGTTTATTTAGCCTTCGATAAATATCACCGTCATAACCACTACCGTGTGCATAGTGAGTAATAAGTTTGAACAATAAGTCATATGAAATTACAGCTTTAGTAATGTCATGTTGCTGCCAATAATCTTTGCATTGGTGTCCGTAACGATAGTCATTAGTAAAGATTACGCAAGCTGGATTGATTGCCTGGAGCCGAGCAAAGGTTGATCGACTATCAGACCACATAGGAATAGTGTTAAACAGTTGATCTTCAAATCCTTTTAGTTGTTGAGACAAGTTGCCAGACTTTTTATAATAGCTTTGAACACTTGGAATGTTCCAGTTTTTAGCATCGTGACCATCAATAATATCTTGTTTAGTTACTAGTTCGTTGTATGTAAAATATTGAACTCGACCAACATGATATGTAAATAGTTTGTTTGGATTGTCAATATTTAAATGTTGACGAATCTTATGTGGAAGCATCCTGTGTGCAGATGCATTGTCTTTGAATGCATATGAGTAGCCATAAACATATTGATTTTCTTGTCCTTTGGGTGGTAACCATGCTGCATACCACACTTGCTCAAAGTGATACAAGATTGCGTACGGTGTTACTACACGATCAATAATTCGTGTGAACAGTTGATAACGATCAGGTGCTGCCTGTGAGTTAATATTGTCAATAGCATCGTTATACAATGATGCTGGCAATACTTCAGTTGGAATAAGTTGATTAGGTTTACCTAGTGGATGTGTAGCTTTCTTAGTTTTGTTAGTTGTTTTCTGCTGTTTAGCCAATGCTTTAAGAGCTGGGTCATACGCCATCAACTCTTGTTGCAGTTGAGCAGGAAGACGGAATTGCATAGTGAGTTCGGAGTGAGTGTGTGGTGTTGAGCAGTTTAACGTCATGCTCAGGACGTTGGATCAGATGCGCATTATTTCTTCACCATTACGGGTAAAGACAATGGCATCATCATAATCATCCATGTACTCTTGCAAAGTCATGGTCTTGTCTGGTGTAAAGACAGGCATCTGGTTTGCAAACCCAAATGCACTATATACACGACCTTTAGGACCACGGATAACAAGGTACCAACGTTTAAATTCAATAGAGAAACCAATCATGATTAATAGTAATCAGAGTTGTCTACAACGATAGGATGCCACTGGAGACCCAAGCTGTTAAGGTAGTCAATAAAGCTGCCTTCGTTAGTTGGAATAGTTTGGTCAGCATCAACATAGAAAGATGCTTGACATAATCCAGGAACATATTCAGGTGGATCAATATGCGTTGCTTGATATTTGAGATGTGCATCTTCAACCATTGCAGTAACTGTGACATGATCATCTTTGATGGTTGTTTCTTCAATTGAAATAATTGACATGAGTAGTGTGAATAGATGAAGTGTTGTTGTTACTAATAGTATCTACGTGGTACAGGTTTTGAGGGGGGTCCTAGGGGGGATTATTTGTTTGCAGTAGTTAGTTGCTCTGTTTTAGCAAACATTCCATTAGGACCATACTTCTCAACAACATCAGGAAATGTGTCGAGTAAACGCTGACGGTTTTTAGGATCTGCATATCGGAGAGCAAGTCCCAATGCAGAGATGAATGAACCACCCATAGTTTCCATACGGGTGACAAGTTCAGTGAATTGAATTGGTGTCATAGTTGTTAAGGTTGAGGTGAATGCTGGGACTTACACACTATACTTACGTTAGTGATGCCCAGTGTTTCTTTAAAATAATTTAATATTTCGTTTACTCAATCCTGTGCCTGGGATACTAATAGATCCAAGGACACCAGATTTGCGAGCGTTAAGTGTTAGCTGGAATGGACCAAGTTTGAATGATTTGGTATACGATTTGATACCATGTTCAGTTAAGTTAAAGCCAGCGATAGTGCGGTCAAAGTTAATAGGTGATTTCTTTGTCATTACCAATCTCCATTACTAAAAGATTGAGTTACAACAAATGAAAGACTAAAAGCTTCTTCTTCAATTTCATTATCATCTGGTGTATAGTATCGAGCTTCAAAGCCACCAGATCCTGTTGTCTTACATTCAATAGCTCGATATAAAAGATTACGACATGAATTTTTCATGCGATTAATAGTTGGTACAGAGTGACCAGGCTCACCAATTGTATTAACCCATTTCCAATCCAAGGCATGCATTGTAATCAAAACTTTCTCAAAGTTAAAACGTTCGAGAAGATCTTCGATGAGTTCGGATTGATGATCAGTAATTGTGAAAGTCATACTGATTTAATGAATTGAATGATTAAGTATGTGCCACATATAAAGAATGTGCACAATACAAATGCTTCAGGCCAGCTCATGGTTTGTTGTAGATAGTTCCTTTACGTTTGTAAAGGTCAAACCCTTCCATTGTCTTGGTGTCAAGAAATGTCCAAGGCCCAATGTTGGCACAGCCAATTAAGTAGTAGAACCGATAGAAGCCTGGGTTTTCATCCCACTCTTCATCGGTACACATGAGTTTAGATCCAACGCCAAGACTATTCTTGCGTTGGGTAACCCATATGTCACCTGGCTGAGCAGGCAGGTGACGTGTATTAGGTTGAGTCTTTGTTTGAGTCTTTGGTTTAGTTATGGTCATTGCAGATCTCCAGGTATGAGTGCATTGGTGTCTTCATCAGACATATTTGTCATAACAAATTTATTTCCATCGGCGTCTACAAAGCCGCCGACAAAACCAATACCATGTCGATCAGCAGATTCTTTCATCTTGGCAACGATTGACATAGCTTGCAATCGCTGACTATCAATTGCATCAGGGATGCGTGGTTTAGGTGCGTCGTTAAGTGCGGTCATAGTGAATTAAGTGTGGAATAGTTGAGCAAGCTGGGACTTACACGCTTTCTGTCAGAACGATGCCCAGCTTGTGTTCATAAGCTTACTACTCTCTGTCAAGGGTAAGCACCCCGTTCATGAGTTGTAACACTCACGTTGAGGGTGAAAGCTTATTGAGAATAGTTCGCAATTACCGATGCATCTCTTGATGTTCTTTCCATGCAGCGGCATGCATCTCAGCCATGGTAATAGGTGGTTCACCATAAGAATCTTCTGGCTCACCAGGCCATTCAATTGCTTTCTCTAGGTAGCCAATAGCTTCCAATAGATATTCATCTGAACCATACGGAAGATCGTTGTATCCCATAGGACGTTTCTCTTCTCGTTGGTAGATAGCTTTAAGTTCTTCGATGATTAGCGTGATGCGCATATCATCGTTGAGGCGTGGGGTGTATTCACTGCCATCGTGACGAGTATACGTCTGGCTAGTGAAGTAAAGTTCGTGTTTGCCCATAGTGTGATTGCTGTAGGTTTGGGTTGATGCTGGGACTTACACCACGTACTTATGTAGTGGATGCCCAGCTTGTAGTATTGGCACTATTACCAATACATGGGTAGTATTGGCAAATCTTACGTGCTATTCAATATTTAAATTAGACCAAGCAATGAGAGCCAGGAGTCTGGATGGTCGGGTTCTACTTCGTCATCACCTGGGGTGAAACAGACTGAGTCGAACGCCCACTCCTCAATGTCCTCGTTGCTTGGGATTTCGTACCAACCCTGGAGGTCTTCGTCAGCGTACTTGGGTTTCCAGTAGAGCTGGAGTACGCCATGCTTGTCGCGGTAAACGCTGCCGTTTTTGGGGTAGGTGCTGAGGTCTCCAAGCTTGATTCCCTTTGGATCAAAGGTGATGTCAGCTTGGAACTGCTCTGTTCCTTCTTCTTCTGAGAAGGGAACATAACCGAAGGACTCAGCGATTTGTTGGGTGACGGGGTGAAGCATAAGATTAGTTCTGTGATAAGGATGGAAATGATTGCGATGATGTGAATAAACACATCGTCTTCATGTTGTGTAATTGGTTGATTAGTCATAGTTAGAAATTACGTAACGTTCGTTGTAATAATCACAAGCATTGCGTTCGGCACTAGAGATTTCATCAATGCCATCCCATTCGCTTTGCTCGGATTCACGCATAGCTTGCTCTTGCTGGTACGCAAAATCAGCCCATGCATCTAGAAAATCTGCATTGTAGTTCTCATCAAATGGTTGAGTTGTCATGCAATGAATTGACAAAGGACTAAGCAGTTTAACGTCATACTCAGGACGAGTATCAGGAACATGAATAAATGACGTTTATCAGGATTACAAGTAATAGTTAATCAAATGGCACAAAATCTGTATCTTCTATAAGTTTTGAAATGTGGATACAATCTTCTTTAATAGCTTCTTCATCACCATCCCATTCGCTAGTCTGGTTCTCAATTACTTCGCATCCAATATCTTCCAGTTGATCAGTAAATGATTTCCAACTGTTTGAGTTGCCGTAAACATGAGCGTAGCGCCCAGTTTGATCAGCAACAAGTGCTACGTATGTCATAGGTTGAGTTTCTGGTAGTGTGAATGGTCTTTGTTCAAAGGCCATTAACTTTGCAGTGATGGCTCGTAGATCATGATCAGATAGTTCTCCGTTAGATCTCCATTTCAACGAGGTGTTGTTGCATTGTGTCGTTGTGTTGACCACTGGAGTAACGGTTTGGTGAAATCGGTACCAAGCATAGCGCCCGTTAATACAAACACAATGCCAGTAACAATGGTCACAGATAAGAAGTTACAAAAGTAACGACTTAGTCTGTGCTGCTGGTACTCAGGGTACATATCAGTGTGAATGAATTGTTTGGGTCCAAGTTTAGTAATCTGTTTCATAATAGTTGTGTCAATGTAAAGGGAATCAACCTGACGGTTGATGGGGGGACTAGTACTACTGTACTACGTTGCGGTAGGCAGGAGGGGAGGGGAGATCTCCTGCAGAAAACCCACTCATCATTGATGAGAAGGGTTAAGTGCAGGAATCAATCGTCAAGATGCTCTTGTTCCCATTTAATAAGAGCGTGGTTTAATCTCACCTTTCGTTCAAGTACCACGCAAAAAGGAACAATATCTTGAAATTCTGTTAGGCCATCTTGCCATTTATAAAAGATCTCTAATGCAGCTTGGCGCTGCTGTTCAATCTCCTGGTCAATAACATTGTCTCTACGTGCAAGAAGACGAGCTTCTTGGGTGAGGAGACGTTCAACAGCTTTAGGAGTCATGATGAATCCAGGTGGAGTTGCGTTAAGTTGTGCAGATGTAAAGTCTGCAGAAACCCATCTTGTTACAGATGGGAAATTGCAGACATTGTGTTAGTCGGCCATTGCTTGACGCCGTTCACACTCCATAGTTTGGCAATAGTTGTAGTAATCCACCATCGCAGCATGCATCTCTGACATGCCACTGGGAATACCACTGCCAAGAGTCTGAACAGCTCGATCCCACCAATGTCCATCAATGCATTGTTGCTCGTAATGAAGCTGAGTTGATTCACCACCATACCAGACGACACGATCGCTGGAATTAACAAGAGGTTGATAGATAAACATGAGTTGAGTAAGTAAATTAACGATGAACAGGGGGGACTTTCGGCATAATCGCATTAGCAAGTGCAAAGCGAACAGCCTTGATTGTTGTTCCCACCTTCTCTTTGCTTTGGTCACGCTCCAGCCTATTAGCTGTAGCTACCAGTAATGACGCAATTGATTTGCGAATAGCCATGAGTAACATAAGCCACTCTTAGTGAGTGGCAATAACTGCCAGGGGAGTTGAACCCCTGGTACGGCCTAGAACCGTCAGTTTGTGCGATAGCCATTAGCTGCGCACCAAGCCATATGGACTTGATGCTTATCAGCAGGCCATGCATGTGTGCTGCATTGTTGTGCAGTAGCTTTGTCAAGCTGGTGCACGGTTACTTGTGATGCAATACCAAAGATTGCAAGTGTAATAGCAATTGACTTGATCATTGAGTTGAAGTAAGCCACACTCAGTGTGTAGCAATAACTGTGGGAGGGTTTGCACCTCCCAACCCGCTTTAACGGATCAGTTGCGAACTAATTCCTCACTAACGAGGAACCGTTCACCTTCCCCTGGTTCTTGGGATTGAACATATTTGTCAGCCGCTTCACGGCTAGCAAATACACCCAAGAAGTGATCCTGGTACAGATCACAGAGGATAACAACGTAAACCGACATGGTTTACTCCTGTTATGCGGTACCCATCTCCGCTGGGGGTAATAACTGGGACAGGGTTTGCACCTGTCCACCCGCTTTAACGGATCAGTTGCTACGCACAATGCGCAGCTTTGGGTCTTGCTTACAAGCAAAAGATATTTGCTGAGGCGTTGCCGCCTCGCAAATGTAGTTGGGGTCACCCCCAAAAAACTTGTTGGTGACGCATGTCACCTTCATGTCATCCATACGGATGACAAAGTAAAGATTGTTAAGGTTCACAGGAATCTCCTGTTGTGCGGTACCCATCTCCGCTGGGGGTAATGCCTGGGGCTGGAGTCGAACCAGCCCTACACCTTCAGGCGGGATCAAATGGAGAAACCCATACCAAATCTTGAGGATCCAGTAAATACAAACTGCACATAGCGCAGTAGATCTTGTGTTCATCCCACTGCGCAGCAGTTGGATCTAGTTTCACCAATTCCATGAACTGATCAACAAACCACTGAGCAGTAACTCCATACACAGGTGCATCACCAATGGTGTCGCACCCAATAACCTTGTTAGCAATGTTGAGAAGAGTCATGATGTTGATAAGTAATTAGAATGAACTTGCTACGGTTTAACGTCCATCAGCTAGACGTGAATCGCTGAAAACCCTTGCGGCGCAATGGATCTCAACGATTAAACAACGACAGTCATCTCTGAACCGCGGTGTAGCGGGGAGATTTCCTGTATCCACACACTTTTCCACAGGCTGTGGAGAACGTAGTCAGATGTGTGGGTTTGCTGACATACGCGTGCAGGTTGAGTGCTGCATGAACCCCTGCGTCACAAGGACGACAGGGGAAAAGGCAATAGTCAGTCCATATAGTTAACGGAGCCAAACTTCCAATCTGGGTAAAAGTGTTTCTCCCACAGATCAGGGGTTATAGTTCCCTTAGCAAGGACTTGCTGAACAAGTAACTTCGCTCGCTCCGGATTCCTTCCGTCGATTGATAAGCCAAGCTTATCGCTCCAACGGATGTAAACCCTGGAGCCGAAGCTCCACACCTTTGCGTAATCCTTCAGCCGCCATACGCGGCTAGTGTTGCTGGCGTAAGTTGTTGCTGTTGTCACGGTTGCTGTTGTCATTGAACTAACTTGCAATGGAATTCCTGCGTTGCACGGATGCGCAGCCCCCGTTACACTTATATACCTACCCACCTATTCTTTTTTTTCTACCCACAATTCACTACGTATAGGTGTGTGGAGAACAGTCAGATAATTATTTCCCCAAACAGGTCAAAAAGTTGGCACCCTCATTTGAAATAATAGGTATTTATACTCAAAAAATATATAAAATACCCATTTGTATGTTAAAAGTCCACTTAGTCCAAATTTTGAGACAAAAATGCCGGGGTTGTTTATGCCCCGGCGTGTTTAATAAGTTTTAATTATGTTTACTTTTGTTTTTTACTCATGTAAGCCTTGGTTACATTCACTGCTTTTTTAAATGCATCTTCATCTGGAAGCTCATATGCCAATTCTTTCTTTGCTTCTGTTACAAAATCACGTACTTCAAAGGAATCTCGTCCCTCTTTAGCCATATTTAAAGCCCTATTTTTAATTTTTTCCAGGGCTTCGACTCGTTTTTGGCGCACTCCTGCGTCCATTTCACATATTTACTTCTGTATTTACATAATATACCGTACGTACATTCCAGATTTCTAAACAATAGAATGTAAAAAGATTAAAAGCTGGTTTAAAAGTAATAAATGGCGCTCTCTCAAGCTGATTTTTACGCTTATAGCCGTGCCACTGGTGCCCCAGTCCCCGAAGATCCCAGGGAACGGGCTGAAATGGCGCCTGAAGTACTTGCATTTCGCCGTAATCAGCTTAAAGCTCCTGAACAACAGGGTCCAGACCCCCTTTCTGTAGGTATTGGGGTAGGTTTGGCTCTTGCGGGAGCTGGTGGAGCCTTATTTGGCGCACGTCGTTTGATGCGTGGGAAAACTGTTGTTCCATCTCAAGCAGAATTTGATAGAGCAAAAGCTGCAACAGAAGAAAGAGTAAAAAGAGCAGCACCAACTACTACTGGTCCGGTTGGAAATGTACTTCGTGATTTGTCGTCTGTTTCCGCTCCACCTCCTTCTCGAATTGCCACTGCAGATACTCCAGTTAGTCGCCAGCAAGTTCCTTCTGGACAATTTAGTAATGTACCAACACGTGCAAATCAGCCCGGTTCTTTTAAAGATTTAACAGATATTCAAAGTGAAATTACGGCAGAAGCAAAAACAGATGACTTTTTAAATGCTTATTTAAAAGAACAACAGGAAGAACAGCAGGCAATTGATAAAGAAAACCGTTTTCAATCACGTATTGTTCAAGGTATCGAAAGCAAAGAAAAAGCTTTAGCTAAAAATATTCTTGCTGATTTGCGTCGAGAAGAACAAGAAGCTAAACAATTTACACCACGTTCTTATATTGAAGAAACAGGTGCTGTTGAAGCGCGTCCAACAACTACTCCATCAGCCTGGGACGATACAGAAGATTATCCTGAATTTGTTATTCCTGAAGGATCTAAACCTCCGTTAAGGTCTTCTGATCCTTCTAAGTTTTCTTTATCAAGTCTTGGTCAAGATCCCTGGTCGGATTTAACAGGTAAACAGCAAAATCAACAAAGTTCTGTTGTGCGTCAACAACAAGAAGCTGTTGACACAGGCTTAGATCAAACAATTCAAAATCTTAATTCTATTTCTCAACGTGACGTAGCCTCTGTTAAAGCAGGTGGATTTGTTTCTGCATCTGAAAGCCCTGCCAACCCTACACTAACTAGCTTAACAGTTAATCCAAATGAATCTGTTGTTGCTCAATTAAACAAACGAAAAGCATTACGCCAACAAGTTTTAAATCAAACACGCACTTCTTTAGATCTTGAAGCAGGAGATGCACCTCTTCCTGAAGGATTTGAGTTTCAAACAACTCAAGCTGAAGGACTTCAAGTTGATCCTGGGGCGGTAGGAAAATTAGCTGAACAAAAACTTGAAGAAGCTAAACAACGACGTCAAACTCCTCCTCCTGCTCCTATTTCTGAAAGTTATCGCCAAGCTTTATTTGATGATAAAGGTTTATTAAAGCCAGAAATTATTGCTTTACATTTAGGAGATGAAAATGTATTTCCTGGTGCACTTGGGCAGGAGTTACGTGATTCTCTTACTACTGTTTCAACAATAGAAGCTAGAAAAACAGGTAAGTTAGATAAAATTGTTATTGCAAATCCAGGTGCACATTTAAGAGCTACTCAACATGTTCGTAATAATTTGTTAGCGCAAGATAACGCTAATACCATTAAAGAGTATTTGATTTCTGGTGGTGAACTTCAAACACCACGTACTAAAGGATTTGGCTATACAGGTACTCGTTCTATGAATACTGAAGTAGTCACAATTACAAATAATCAAGGACAACAAAAAATTCTTGTGTCAGGTCCAAAAGCAGCGGCTCGTTATGATCGCAGTGACTTAGAACCTATTTATTATGATCCTGCAACTAAATCGTATGTACGTAAATCAGATATTGGCGCCACTCAGTCGGTAGAAGGAGAGGCTGGTAGTGGTATTGGTGAAGAGATAGGCCAGGCTATTGGATTTGTCCCAAGAGAGCAAGTTGAAAAATTTACCACGCTTCCTGGCACATCGGCATCAGGTAAATATTTAGGAGAAGATCAACCTAAAACCACGTGGTCTGATGACTTATTTGAAAATGCAATTAATGAAGAATTAGAAATACAAAATAAAAAACAAGGCGTAGACTATGCTATTGGTGGTGTTAAAGAATTTGGAAGTGGTAAAGAATCTACCAGTTTAGAAATACAGCCTCGTCCGTTGTTCAATACTCATTACGAAGCTCTTGATGCTAATAAAATTAAAATTACTAACAATGGTAATGCATATTTAAAAGTTGACAAGTTAACCTTATTGGCTAACCCTGGTACAGAAAGGTACATTGATCCTCAATATGGAACTCTATTTGTAAATCCTTATACAGGCCGTCAATTTTCAAGTCCTCAAGAAGCAACAGACACGTATAATCGTTTAACTAACAATTTAAATGTAAAACTAATTGAACGCGCTGAAAAACGAATCAGTGGTTTAGAGCGTGGTGAAAATTTAAATCTTGAATTAAGTAAGAGTAAAACAGGTCAAAAAAATGTTGTTACTCGATTAAATCCAAATCTTGTTGTTGAACAAGTTGTAACACGAGGTCCATCTGGTGAAACAAAAACCAGTAACGTAACTCTTTCTCAGGCTTTACGCAATGAACTTTTAAATGAAGGGTTGCTTCAAGAACATCGTATTATTAATGAGGATGGATCTGAAGGTGCTCGTTTCTTCAAGCAAACACGATATCAAGTTCCCCAAGATCGCACATATACTGATAAAACTACAGGACAACAGAAAGCTTCAGTTCTTAGTTTTAAAGATGCCAATTTACCACCAGTTGATGTTAATAAAAGTGATGAAATTCTTTCGGCAAAAAACAATTATTTATTCTTGCAAGGCGTAAATAATGCTCTTGAAAAAATTACGGGGCAACGCGTTAAAGTTATTGACCAAGCAATTACTTTAGGTCAAGATCCAGAAGTAGAGTTCCTTGGTGGCCCTGGAAAAAACCCTATACTTCGTGAAGCCTTAACGGTTGCAAATACCTTGGCTAATACTTCAGAAACTTCTCGCATCCGCATGCAAGAGCCTGGAGTTGATGCTGGGCTTGGAGAACGTTATGGATTAGGTGCACAAGAATCGCGTAGAGCACAGCCGAGTGTACCAAGCAGGGTACAGTCTGTTGAGTTTCCTGTTGCAAAAGTTGTAACTAGTACAATAAAAGATCCAGTTACAGAAGAACTTGAAGAAGTAAGTTCATTTATTTCAACAGGACAAACAAAATCTGTTTCTAACGCTCCCGAAACAATTGGTGCTAAACGTTTAGTTAGTGCACTTAACGATTACAAACAAAGAACAGGTAAAGCTTTAAATAAAGCAAATGTTTTGCAATTTGCTTCAAGCATTGCTCAACAAGAACAAGCTGATGTTGACGAATTGTTAATACAAGCTTCAATTCTTGCTAAAGGTTCTGGTAAACAAGCAACTGTTGGTAGGCAAATGAAGCAAGGGCGTCAAGCCCTTGGTTTAATGGATGTAATTTCTCCTGAAGAAGAAATTGCTCAAACAGTTTTAGAATATGATTTTGGCGAGACTGTTGGATCAGATTTAGCAGAAGCTTTAGCTGCCACTGAGTCTCAGTCGCCTAGGGCTACAATGACAGAAGCACAACAAAGACGAGCGCAAGTTGAACCTCCAGGTTTAAGTGCTGAAACTTTAGGTAATGTAATGGAACAATTAAGAGCACAAGCAAGTCGCCGCTCTGGTAAGCGCAGGAGTCGTTAATTATGACCGAAGAAAAAAAGAAAAAAGAAAAGAAGTGGATTCAAGGGATGGAGATGAAGGAGGGTGCCTTCACTGCCAAAGCTAAAAAGAAAGGTATTACTTCTGCTCAGCTCCAGGAGAATGTCCTTTCTAATCCTGAGAAGTATGATGAACGCACAGTAAAACAAGCACGCTTGCGTAAAACTCTTGTAGGATTACACGGTAAAAAGAAAAATAAAGAATGAAAGATGCACGCCTGGAATTAGGTCGATATATTTCTAATCCTTTTGATAAAAAAGGAAGACGTATACCGTCTCAGTTAAGTTTTCGTGAATTATTTAGTAATCAATATGCTATTGAACACGGTGGTTCCCCCTGGGTACCATCTCGATATACTTTTGAAGATTTAACTAAAGCTATTCAAAACCGTAAAATAACTCATAACCCACGTCTTAATTACGTACCTAATTCTCCTTTCTGGGATGACAACAATGAGTTGCCTCCTGAAAAGTATGAGATGTTTGAGGGCCTGGGACGGTTTAAAAGAGAAGATTATAACTTTGATGAGGGTCGCGCTTTAACACGTGTCCGCCCAGAAGATCAACCAGATTTTGATCCTAGTTGGGTGGAAGCATATAAGTTAAGTCCTACGGTGCGTCCCGATAAGCGTGCTAAAAATCCTATGCCGCGTACCAGGAATCCAGATCCAAACGGGTTTATTATGCAAATGGCAGAAAATCGTGCAGAAAATGAATTTAAAGATAATGTATCTGTTGCACAACTTCTTGCGGATAAAAAATTAAACCCGACAGAAGAGCGTGTTGGTCAAGAAAAAATTACGGAAGAAGAACAGAACATTTCGCCAGGCAAGACGATTACAACAACGTAAAATAAATAAAGAATTATAAGTTAGATATTTGTGGCTAACCCGCAAGCTATGAAAGGGTTACTTGGTTTTTTAGCAAAACCAAGTTCTGTTGCGGCAGCTAAAGCAGCTCTCCCTGGTGCGGGACTGAACGCGCTTATGGGCATGGTGACAGACGGTCCCATGGGGGCGCTTGCATATGGCTTGGGTGACTTTGCTTTGAATTACCCGGCCATTCGTGGCGCACGTCGAGTGTTCCCTGGTAGAGAAGTAGAAATTAAAAATTTAAAAACCGGAGAAATTGCTAAAGATTATCAACCTTCTTTTGGAGAAAATGCAATTAACTTTGGAGCTTCTATTGGTTCTAACTATGCAATTTCTAGTTTGATGCCACCGAGGGCACCTTCTGTTCAACCTGATGCTCAACAATTTTTAGCGCAACAAGCTCAACAAGTTGTTCCTCAAGTTGAATCACAAGTTGCTCAAAACGCTCAACAACTGGCTCAACGTTCTTATGTTAATGAACTACCTCAGGGGCAGTTAAATTTATCTCCTAATACCATGTATCAAATGCAAGGTATTGAACATACAGCTTTTCATTATCCAGGTGTAACTCTTCCTCCTGAATTACTTGCACAGTTGAAGGAACAGGGGATTATGTAACTATGGCTCAACAATATCGTGGTTTTGGTGGTGGTGTTGAAGCTGCTAAACAATCTTTAAAACAATTAGGAACAGGTAAGTCTTATCGTCCAAAACGTAATATTTTTTACGATCCAGAATTTCGTAAAGATATTAAAGAAGCTGGTATTACAAGGGAAACACCTTTGGCTTTTCTTGGTGCATATGCAACAAGACTAGGTGCTGATTTAACTACGGATGAATCACGTTCTTTGTATTGGCAATTTAGCCATCCGCTTGAGATGGCTGATCAAGCAATGCGTAAAATAGTTGATCCAAATAAACAGCTTGGTTATGGACGAGGTTTAATTGCGTTAACTGCAGTTGCTCCAGCAGTTGCTCTTACCGGTGCATACAATCCATTAAACATTGGTGAGTTAGGCAGACCTACCGGATACAAGCAAAACGTTCCCGATTCAGAAGATCCTACAAAAACAGCCGAGCCTGGCACTGAACTATTTCAACGTTTTTTCCAGGGGAGAACAGGTCGTCCTTTGGCTTTTGAAAAAGCTCGAGAAGAGATTCCTGATCTCACAAAGCAACGGTATGCAAACTATATGAATTTTCTTTATAACGATCCAGGTCCTATTGGTAAGGCAACCATGGGTATTGTTAAGGTCACACCAGAGAACCTTCAGGGAGATCCAGAGGCTCGTATTCTCGGTTACCCAGTCAGTATCCCTTCTGTTACTGCGTTAGCTGGTGGTCTTGCTGGTGCACGCATGGGAGTCCTTTCTTCTCCTACTGTTCAGACAACTATTCAACCAAGCTTACTTAAGGGTGAAAAAACAATTACTACTCGAACAATGGGAAGAAAAACCCCAGCTATTGTACGTGGCTTAGCAGGTGGAGCACTTGGTTCCGCCGCTGGTGCAATTGCAGGTGTTCTTGCCAACCAAGCCATTGCTGCCGCTGGTAATACACAAGATAAACTACCAATGCAATAAATGTTGCTTCTGGTAGAATTTAAACATCTCAAGAAATATTATTAATATGGACGACGGGTCCTCTTTTGGAAGTTTAAGAAATCTTATAGCATCGCGTGAACGCGGTGGCTTAGGTGTGGATCCACGTTTAGTGCGTGCTTTGGGTCCAGAAAGGGCAGCACGATTTCAACAGGGCGTTGAAAATATAGGTCCACAAGCAGAAGCAATACGTAAAGGATATATGAAGCAGCCTGGTAAATACGGTACCGGACTTGCCGCAGTAGGAGTGACCAGCTTGCAAGCATTAGGAGGGGATCCTCTTGGTGCAGTTACTAGTATTCCAGGATCTTTAGCAGGTGGTGGACTTGGTTCGCTTGCTGCAAATCTTATGCCAGGGGCTTTAAAACCTGTTGCAAAAGCTGTTTTCCCTTTAGTAGGTGGTTTAATTGGCGGTTCTGCCAGTGAACAAGCTGCACGCGCGGGCCTTAACTACCTTGGAGCTAAAATCCCAGGGGCAGAAGAAGTTGCCGCAAAGAGCCAAGAAGAGCGTACTCGTGATTTTGATCGCGAGCAAGCAAGGAAAGATTTTGAAACACAAACACGAGCTGAGCTTGCGCGTGATTTAGAGTATGCAAAGGCAATGATGCCTTTAACTGTTGAACAAGAAAAAGCATTAATGCCTCTTCGGGAGCAATTAATGCGTACACAACTTGTTAATCAACAGGCTCTTAATGCAAGTAACGCGGCTCTTTATCAGCAAATGGGGCGCAGCGCCACGATGGGCAAATATGTTTTAGCTTCCCAAGCAGAAGCTGGCGCTACAACCCGTACACTGCTATCGCAAAATCCATACGCCGGTTCTGTTCTTCAAGCCCCTCAAATTAGCTTTGGTTGATTATGGCTTTTTCTGATACTGTTTCCAAAGGTACTCAAATAGGTATGTTTGGCTGGAATCCTCTTGCCAATATTCGTTCTCAAGAAGATTACAACAAATTACCTGACGGTCTTAAAAATGTTTATAATGAAGCTCTTGGCTATAGGAATATTATTGGAGGTTTAAATGAATCTCCGGAACAACGTAAACAAAGATTGCAAGTTGAGCTTGATGCACAAAAAGAGATGCTTAATTTTGCACAAGGCCTGGGCAAAGAGTCAGTAGAAACTGCTTATAAATATAAAACACTTGCCGATATTCCTAAAACAATTGCTCAAGGATTTGGCAATATTGCCGCAACTAATTTATATGGTGGTCAAGCCTTGGCAGCTCCTTACAATTATCCAAGATTGCAACCTATTGCCTACAATCCTAGGCCTGAAATAGATTATTTTAGCTAGAATAAAATGACCTACAGTTTCCCGTCTCAATTTACAACTTTTGATCCGTCAAAAGCTTTCTCTGGTGGGTATGGGAATTTTTCTAATCCTGGCGCTTTAAAAAGTGGTAGTGGAGGCAACATGTTAGGCTTAGTCGGTACTCTAGGTAGCAGTTTAATTGGTGCTATTTCCGGTTTTGGTCAAGTACAGACTGCTGCAAGTATTGCACAAGCACAAGCTGATCAAGCTAGAGATCGACAGATTTACGAAAGAGAGGTAAATAAAGGCGCTCTTGCTCAAGGCATACATCAAATGGTGTATGGATCAACTACGGCACCTGAACTTGCCCTTGGTTTTCAAGAACGAGCTAAAAAACTTGAGCTGGGTCCTTTTGCTGAACGACAACTTGGACTCAGTTCAGAAGCGTCTAAGCGGGAACGGTTTGGACGTATTTCACCTGAATCCAAAGAAGCGGCTAGATTTGAAAATAAACTTGCTATTGATCGGGCTATTGCAGAACGTCGCGCCATAACTGACGCAATGTTTGGTCGTACATCTTCTAGTTATTTTACATAAGGAGGGAATATGGGAGGAGGACCTACGGTTACTTATAATCCGCCACCGCCGGACGATACTTTTGCAAAATATTTGCAATACACTAAAGAAAAAGAAGCTGCCGCTGAAGAACGCGCTGCAACGGAGCGAAAAGAAGCTGCGGCGGCGGCACGAGCGCGAACACTGGCTGGTTCTTCTGCTTATAGTGGATTAAAACAAGCTACCAAACAGCAGCTTTCTCAAGGTTTAATTAGTTACGAAAATGCTGCTAATCAGTTACGTGATTATGCGGCTAAATATAATTTAAATGAATATGATTGGAGCGATTACATAAATCGATACGAAGATTTAAAAACTGCCTTTGGCGGGGATGTATCTAAAGCCGCAGAACATTATGAAACCTATGGAAGGAAAGAAGGCAGACAAGTAAACTTACTAGCAAATACAGAAGCAGATATTAATGAATTAACTCAACAATACATAGAAACTCTCCCCGGTAAACGAGCGGCAGGAATTAAGGCTTCCTATGAAGAATTGCTTGGTCGCCAGGCTTCAGAGGAGGAAATTTCTAAAGCGCAGGAAAGGTTTACCCAAGGTGTTTATGGGTCGATGGAAGACTTTAAGTCTTCTCTTAGTAAAAGTTCTGAGTATCAAGAAAAGTTCAATCAAAGCTATCTTGATAATTATTATGATACGCAGTTTGGTAAACAAACCCTTACTGCAGAAGGTAAGAAGACAGGTAAGCGTACTTTTAAATTTGATGCAAGTCTCCTTCCTCAGTATTCAGGAGATCTTCAGGCAAGTACTAAGATCACGACACCTGACTTCAGTAAAGAGTTTGTAGGAACTCCTGCTGAGCTGGAAGCACAACAGCAAAACATCCGTGATACAAGGCAATTCTTGTACAGTGCAGGTTTAACAAACTTACAAGGTGATATCGATAAAGAGACTCAGAAACTCAAGAATGAAGGGAGTAAAGCGGTAGCTAAAATCTCTGCAGAAGGAAGTGTGTATTCAAATCTTGTTTCTGGTTTCTGGAGTTAAATATATATTGTATAATTAATCAAGAGTCAACATTCATAACTAATGACTAGCTCTGTTCCTACCGGTCAAACTACCGCTGACGACTACTTTGATATTGCAAAGTTTGAACAACTTTTAGAGCGTCTTGAAGGTTCTAAAGGTCGTCAGAAGCGTCAGGAATCTCTCGAAGGCCGTCGCAATATTTATGCCCAAGGTCTTGCTTCGATGATGTCTAATTTCTGATTTAAATGGAAAATCAAGCAGGTCAAAATTTTAATCAAGAGTTTAATCTTGATTCTTACAGAGACCTGCTTGAGCGCCTGGAAGCCTCTAAACGTAATCAACAACGTTTGGAAAAACAAGTACCAGGGGCTGTTCAACAGCAACCCGTATAATTTGTTATCATGACTAGCAGTGTTCCAACTGGACAAACTGATGTTGACGATTGGTTTGATCTAGATAAATATCGTCAAGCTGCTGGCGTGGCTTACGAATTTTCCAAAAAGAAAATGGAGACTGCTGGTGAACAAGAGCGAGAAACTATCGGTAAGGGTGCAGAAGAACAAAGAACTTCTTCTGAACAGTCCCAGCGATTTAAACAGGCCGACGAAGAGCGGGACTATGGACAGTCCCAACGAGCATATCGATATTAAAGTTTTTGAACATTGGTTAGACAACTTAGATTCACCAACCAAGGAAAGTTTTATTGCTTTTGCTGAGAGCAATAATTCGATTATTGAAATTTATCTTTACTCCCGTTTCCTTGGTTATAACGGTGCCATTACTTGTTGTGACTTTTGGATAAAAAAATATTATTCAAAGCCTGATCACAGAAGTGTTCTTCTTGCTGAGATTCTTGAAATGCAAGAAGACATTAGAAAGCTTAGGGAAGATATTGAAAATCTCGTTGTAAAACGTGATGCTGGTGTTGCACGTATTGCTGGCATGCAAAAAGAATTACGTGGCACTATCGCTCAGGTAGAAAATTATACAGCTAATAAAGATCGCAAAGGGTTGCTGATGGCTGGTGCTGACCAAGCCATTCGTGAGTTGCTGATGATTTTTAAAGATGATCCAATTGAAGGACCTCTTCAAGAAGCATCAATGTCAGTATGGGCTAAAATGCAATTAAGTGAATAGTAGTAATGCAACAACCGTCTAGTTATCAGCACTCTATTCCAGAGTCTCAACTGCGTACTGGGATTGTGTTTGGTCCTGGTAGGGCTACACGTCTCCCCGAAAAAGGTACTCCTGAGTATCAAGAGCTTGTCTATCGTATTCGTAAAGGATTAGATCAGAATCAATGAGTAAGAATAAGATGCCTCCCGAGCTTCTTGAGCATTTCAAGAAGAAAGAAGCCAAAAAGGAAGATGGCACTGAGATGTCAGACAAGGAAAAGCGTAAAGCTGCCCTTGATAAAGCACGTAAATATCAAGAACAAAAACGCAATAAAAAAGAAGAATAGGCTAGTATCAAGTTAATTACTGGTCTTTTTTGTGCCTGCATATCTTCATCAAGCTTATCGACGCAACGCACAGGCTGCTGCAAAGAATCACCGGGTGCGCAAGAAAGATAATGAAGATCTTTTGGAACTGGCACGAGAAGACTTTGGTTACTTTTGTGATTACGTAGCAGATAAACCACCTGCTAAACATCATCAAGATTGGCATCGGCAATTAGTTACCAACCAAGACAGCTCTTGCCTGCTGAAAATTGCTGGTCCAAATATTGACCTGTTAGCTCCACGAGGATCAGCCAAAAGTACGGTTGCAGGTTTGTTTGCAGCATGGGCTATTGGTGTACACACTGCAGCCAAACGCCCTTTACAGATTCTTTATCTTTCTTATACGGTTGATATCGCTCGTTCCAAGTCAGCAACAATTAAACGACTTATTGAAAGTAAAAAATATCAAGACGTTTTTCCAACAGTAAAACTTCTTAAGAACGTTACAAGCAATGAGTACTGGTCTATTGACCATCGTTTTGCTGGTATTGATATTGCTGGTGAAGAACAGTTCACACTCTGCGCTGCTGGCCTAAAAGGTTCAGTGACTTCCAAACGCAGTCAATTGGTAATTATTGATGACGCCATTAAGAGCTCATCAGATATTGCCAACCCTGACATCCGAAAGATGATGCAGGATAATTGGAATGCAGTGATTGCACCAACCATGTTTGAAGGTGGACGTGCTATCTGCCTTGGTACCAGATTTAGACATGATGACATTCATGCAACTACTTTTAATGAACAGAACAATTGGATGCAAATTGTTCTTTCTGCAATTCAAAACAATGAAATTACCGGAGAGGAAGAATCCTATTGGCCTGAAATGTGGTCATTGGATTATTTAAAAGAAAAGAAAAGGCAAGCACCTATTGCCTTCTCTTTCCAGTACATGAATCAGATCGTCAGGCAGAATGAACTGTCATTGGCGCCTGAACTATTGGTTAAAGCAGAGATTGCTACAGAGTTTGATTCACTGGCTGTTGGGGTTGACCTCTCCGCTGGTACAAAAGAAAAGAATGATTACACAGTGTTTACTCTTGGCGGAAAACTTGGAGATCAGATTCATATAATTGATTACCGTCGAATGCGTGTGATGGGCAACCTAGAAAAATTAGATGCTCTTAAAGAATTGCTTAATGATTGGTCTATTCTTGGACGCGACGAGAACGGTAATTACTTTCCTACGTATAACACTTGTGATGTTTACTCAGAAGCTGTCGCGTACCAGGCATCTCTTGAAGCTGATTTCAAGCGTATCTGCTTAAGAAACGAAAACCTTTATAACATCAACTGGCATGCTGTTAAAGGTTTTAGGGCAGATAAACTTGCTCGCTTCCGTGGTTGTATGGGTCTTTTTGAAGATCGTAAGATTATCTTCAATCGTTATCGAAACTTTACGGCAATGTTTGAAGAACTTACTAATTTTGGTGTAAGTAGTCACGACGACTGTGTTGATTCGTTGGTCTGGCTCATTAATGGATTAACACGGAAGGGTACTCTTCAGGTTGATTACTAACTCTTAGAATAAGAAAAAATGCTTTTGCCATGGGACCCGAATACCTGGCGATTGTGATTACAACTTGTCTAGCTGGAGTTTCAGGAGGTACCTGGGCAGCCAATAAGTTGTTATCTAGATCGCACGAACGTATTAAACAACTTTCTGAACGCGTGGCAAACCAAGAAAAAAAGGTTGAACACTTAGACGAAAGTTTCAATCGCATGCCATTGGAATACGTATTGAAAGTTGATTTTCTTCGTGAAATTCAACAGATGCACGACACCTTCAAGGAAATTAATAGTAAGCTAGACAGGATGATGGATCGACTTTTGAAATGACCAGCTACATTATTGAAGTTCAAGAAGATCAGGACGGAGAACTTTTTATTGAGTTCCCCGAAGAAATCATTGAAGAACTTGGTTGGCAAGAAGGGGATATTCTTTCGTGGGACTTAAAAGGTGAAGGTATTGTTCTTTCTAAACTCAATGATGAATCTGGTTACGAGGTTATAGAAGAGTAAGATAGAAACAAGATAACAATAGGGAAATGCTTAGATACAGCGGAATGAGTTCGGTTCCTGGGGCACCAGGTAACTTGATGGCAGGACTGGACCTTCCCTTTGGAGGCGGACAACAATATAGACAAATTCAACAAGAGAATCGCCCCTCAATTTTATATGGGGCCTCAGTTAGGACAGATCTCTCCCGGATTTCAAAATAAATATGTCTCTTAATTTTTAAAAACTGTTAAACTAATTCCAGCGGGTTGAAAATAGTTAATGGCTGCAGACGCTAAATCCAGACTCAAGGAAATTGTTGATTCCTATCTTGAAAAAGATGGTGGAATTGGCGTTGATACCGGCGTCGTAGCAGCACACTTGGCACAAATGAAACTCTTTGGTATTCGCCAAGGGGTAGAATTTTTTCCAGCTCAGGACAACTTTGGTAATCAACGCAAAGATTTTATTGATCGTGTAGTCAAATACAACCAGATTGACACAAGGCTTGATTCCATTTGGGATTACTTCTTGTGCGATGGGCAAGGTTTGTTTTATATCCGACCTACTACCAACAACTATCGTCTTTACTTTTTTAGGAAGCACGAGTACCGTACCTATTACAACGTAGACGGTGAGCTTGATGAAGTTGTCATTATCTACAGTTATAAAGTTAAAAATGGTTTTGGCGTTAATCAAGATATTCAGCAAACTTCAATCACAGGGATGGAAACCCTTGGCGGACAAGGGCACAAAAGATATATAAAACTATCTATTAAACGTAAAACTATTGAAGAGACACATTCGGAAGGTGAACTTTCTTTTGATCAACCTGTTGCAGTAGTACCAGGTAAAACACAAACCTATCGCAACACACTTGGATTTATTCCCTGTGTAGAAATCTTTAACAACCCCAAGGGATTCTCTACCGAAGGTATTGGTGAGTTTGATGCACTTGCTAATCACATCGTTACGCATGATGAGATGGTTCGCACCATGCGTAAGAACGTTCAATTCTTCGGTAATCCAACTCTTCTCTCGTCTCGTCCCAAGACCGACCTAATTGAATCAGGTGGAGAAGGCGTGGTACAGCGCCCATCAATCGCTGCCAACTCAGGGTTTGCTAGCCCATCTTCCCTTAGTCGCTCCATGTTCAAGGCTGATCCAATCAGCCGTGGAATGGATGGTCAGATTCGAGTACCAAGGATTATTGCCAACCTGGAACCAAACGATCGAGTTGGTTACATTGTCCCAGATGCTATCACTGGTGACCAGAATGCATTTGCCCGTCAGTATCGAGAAGAGATCCGTACAGCCCTTGGTGGTGTTGATGAACTTTCTATCTCTGCTGGTGTGACCGCAACTGAGTACAAATCTCTGTTTGGTCGTGTTGCTGCTACATCTAAGAAAAAGTCAAACGCTATTTACACTTATGGTATTTGTCGTTGTTTAGAACTGATTATCTTTCAAGAAGAACGCTTATTCCGTGAAACACTGGCTGCCGCCGCAGGATTAGAAAAGCCTGTGGAGCCAGATGAAGATGCGGATGAATCTGTTATTCAGATGTATAAAGATGCATTAGTTGGATTTGAAGATCGAATTAAACAACTAATGATGGCTTGTGTCCGTACACAACAGATTCCTCCTGGTGTTCTTGGTTTAATTCCTGATGGGGATTTAACGATCCAATGGCGCTGGCTGGGACCAGTGTACGAAGATTCAACGCAAGATATTCTTAACAACTCAATTGTTGTTAGAAACTTGCAAGAATTAGGTGTTGATAGCATTGAAGCACTGAAATACCTCTTTCCGTCAAAAACGGATGAGGAACGGGCCGAGATGTTATCTGGGTTCCCGTTCAGGATGGTGGGTGAACTACAGAATGCATATTCTTCGTTCGCACGCCTGGTGGGGGGCATGATGCAGACTCCCCATCCGCAATCACCGGACTTACCGATGGCTGCAGATCCCAGGTTGGATTTAACCCCATATCTGTATCGAACTCTTGAAGCATTACAAAAGGAGATGAGTTATGCAGGACGCTACCGTCCAGTCGATCCCACAGACGAGCCAAGTACCGGCGGCAGTCGCTCCCAGCAGCTACGTGGCACCGGCTCCGTCCAGCCAACCGGTCAGCTACCAAGTGGCACCGCAGGCTTATCAGGTGGGTACCAGTTACCCCCAAGCGGTACCTCAGGCAGCCCCCAGCTACCAATCAGCCCCTACTCAGTACGCCCCCCAATCCCAACCGGAAGCAGCGGGCAATCCCTGGGAATCGGCGTTCAACAAGGTAGTGAACCTGCTGAGCGCACCAGTCCAATCCCCGTTCCAGGGTCAACCCTCAGCGCCGACTCCGCAGTACGCCCCGGCGAACTTCGGTCAACCCAGCCAAGCTACGCAACAATCGGTTCCGCAGACTTGGTCAGCCAACCAGGCATACTCGCCCAGCTCTTCCCAAACCTCCTCGACAGTCTCCTTGGAGCAGGTGGCCGACCTGGTGGGAATGAGCCAGGAAAGCCGTCAGGTGATGGACGCGTTCGGAATCGAAGCACCGGCAATTCTGAACAACTACGCCCTGAATCTGGAAGGGATGCTGGACAGCGCCGTCGCGTGGGGAAATCGCGCCGCTAATACCATTCAGGGTTACGCCAACTTCGCCGTTAATGAGCACCAGGAGAACCTGGCTTATAACGAGATCTTGACTAATCCCGATGTTCTTAGCGATTACACGCTGAAGTTCTTTGGTCCTGAAGGTCCGTACCCTGTGTACGAAAACGAGCAACAGCTTGAGACGCCTGGTTACCGCACTGAACCTGTTAATCCGCAGTATGGTGCTCAGTTCCCCGCGCCTCCTTCTGCTGCTGCTCCTCAGCAACCTGAAAACTTCTGGGGTTCGTTTAATGAAGTGATGGCACGTGATCCCCAGAATGCTTGGCGCATCATCAACCAAGCTCAGCCTCAAGTCTTGGCAAACAAACTGTTTGTGATGGAGTGAGGAATGTTAAAACTTGCTGGTAGATATGCAAACGCAATCAGCAGGAATCCAGTAGCATCTGCAGTGGCTGGCGGCCTTGGTGCCGCTGGCCTTGCTACTTTGGGAAATATTGTTTCCGGTCAAGCTGCTGAAGAAGGACCTGCAAGAATGGGCCTGGAGGCTTTAGGAGCTGGCGCTTTAGGTGCCGCCCTAGGAACTCAAATTCCGGGTCTCCGTGGCAAAGCTGCAAGAGCAATGCAAGGTATTGGAGCTGTTAGCCTTGAAAATCCAGGTGCAGTTGCACGTCGAGCAAAAATGTCACCCATTGAAATTCAACAAGCTGAACTTGCTCGTGATTTATTAAATACCGCAGTTCGTGAAGGTGTCAACCCTGCTGAATTAAGGCGCGATCTCAAAACAAGTGCACGTCGTGGTCAAACACTTATCAATACTGCTGGAATTCCGATTGCGTTAACAGCTGCAGGCGGTCTTGGCGGCATGATTGGCGGCGGCGCGGCCAATGTTGGCCAGTTTGTTGGAGCCCCTGGTCTTCAACAAAATACAATCTCTGATCCTGAACGAGCTACTTCTAGTAATACACAAATGGCTAGAAGTTATACTCCTACCCTTAAATATCTTGGTTGATAAATTATCAACTGTTAAAATTTGTTTTAGATAAGACAATATTTATTGTCTGAATCTTTCACCAAATAATCGTCCTGTGTACTGGAGGATAAACTAAAGTGTTCCTTGATAACGACTTTCCTAAGATTCTTGGTGCGGAGCTTTATCGCCCCCACCCTGCTTATATCTGTGAAATGGCGGTAGAGCCCGTGGTTGTCCACGACTTTACTCGTCAACCTGGTCAAACTGTTCAGCTCGATCGCTATAAGTTCTGGGGTAACCCTGGAACCAAGGACAGCCGTGCTCGTGTGGCTGACCAAACCATTGGTACCGCCAACAGCCGTAACATCACCAAAGAAAAAGTTCTGGTGGTGCTTAACGAATATACCGGCCCTGCTGATCCTGGCGATCCGACTCAGCCTTCGACCTTTAAGATTGCTCGTGAAACTCTGATTACCGCTCAGCGCCTTCTGCTGGACACTGGTAATCTCAACATGTTCCACCAGTCGATCGGTAGCCTCACCCTGCTGGATGACTATCGCCGGTGGCGTGATCGCGTCTTCATCGACGAACTGTCCAAAGCTGAAGCTAACGGCGCTGCTTCCAGCACTCAAGGTGGCTACTACTTCCCTGGTGGTAAAACCAAAAACTCTTCTGGTCAAATCGCTTACACGGCTACTGAGTACACTGCTGATCTCCAACAGTTCTCGGTTCGCACTGACCTTCTGACCGTTGTTAAGGACCTGCGCAAGCGTAACGTTCCCACCTTTGCTGACGGTCTGTATCGTTGCATCTGCGATCCCGTGTTCATGATGCACCTGCGTCGTGACCCCGACTTCCGTGAGATCGCTCGTTACTCCGGTAACCCTGGCCAAGGCATGTACATGGGCAACCCCATGATGCCTAACAATGCCAGCTTCTACATGGGTCCCCAAGCTGGTCAAGGTTACTTCCTGGCTGGTGAACCCGTCATGCCGACTGGTGTTCAGTTTGAAGGCGTGAAGTTCTTCGAGTCGACCAACTTCCCCTCCAAGCAAATCTCGGCTAGCTTCGCTACTCCCGTCTCTTACTCCAACCAAGACGTTGCTCAAGGCTTCTTCTTCGGTCCTCAGGCCGTTGGTGTTGGTATCGGTGGTCCGAACGCGCAAGTGCTCATCAATAACAACGATGACTTCAGCCGCTTCATCATCCTGATCTGGCAACTGTACGCTGGTTTCGAAGTTCTTAACAAAGACTTCATCACCACTGCATACAGCTTTGTGTCTGATGACGGTAATGTTTGATCTGTAACATAAACATACATAAGGAGGAATAAATGTCTTATCTCTCGTCTAAGAAAATCTATCCCGGTAACTGGGTTAATGCCCTGAACGGTTGGTACAAAAACATTGATACCGACTACAGCGGCAGCAATGATGCAACTGAAGGTGGTCCCACCTCGGTTCTTGCTATCCCTGGTTATCGTTACTTCCAGCAGCGTGGTTACGTTCCCGTTAGCACTGCTTCCGGTGATGGTGCTACTGCTTCTGGTAGCGTTATCGTTCCTTCGCCTTATCGCCAGGACGACACCCGTACCGATATTACGGGCATGGTGATCAGTGGTTCGACCACTCTCCCTGCTTACGTTTATCGTGCTTCCATGTCGGTTGCTTCTGGCTGGGGTGACGGTCGTGTTGCCTCTGGTATCTATGCAGCCACCGGTAACGTTGTTACTTTTGGTATCGGTCTTACTTCTACCGGTACTGTTGGTGAAGCTGTTGCCCAGGCTAACCTGACCTCGACTACCTCTGGTTCGCAAGAAGGTGAAATCTTCTTCGCCGGTGGTACCGCTGGCTATAGCACCCAACCCTTCCTCACCGCCACTGGTGCTGCAGGTGTTACCGTCAGCAACGTGTATAAGCAAGTCACCACGGCTTCCACTTACACCGTCCAGGCTCGCGGTTCGCAAACTGCTACGTCCACTTCGGGTGGTTGGTATATTTCCGCCGCTGATAAAGCTGCTGGCCGTACCGGTTACTTCGTTGTTGAGGTGTGCTACCTGCAACCCGACAACGCTCCTGGTTACGAAGATATTGAATCGTATCTGATCAACCGTACGGTGAGTAACTGAGTTAAACTAGGACCAGGTATTTACTTGGTCCTATGTCTGTTGCCATGGAACAACTTTTGCATCGTCATAAAAAGACTGGTGCTCGAGTTCGAATCATTAGTGAGTGGGACGAAGGCGATTGGTTCATGGTCGAAGATCAGGACGGTCGCCTTTACACTGCTTACAAAACCGAACTTGAACCTGATGAGGCTGCAACAAAAAAAGTTAAAACTCTTCAGGTAAAAGATAAAGCGGCAAACGACGAACCTCGTAATTTCCCACCTGATACTCGTCTTAATATCAACGGTGCAACTGCACAAATGATTGCAGACCATATCAAAGGAATTGGTCTGAAGACTGCCCGAGAAATCAAGGACCTTCAGTTGTCCCTGTCTGGTGAAAGATTTAATAACCTTGAGCAGTTACGTCAGATCAAAAGAGTTGATTGGGATGCAGTTTTTGCTGCTGATTTAATCCGAGTGTAACTTTCATCTCCAAATACAAGCCCCTGATTATTCAGGGGTTTTTTAGTTTTAAAATAAAAAGAAAAGAATAATGGCATATTACACGGAACGATCTGGTTTTACTGCTCCAAAGGGTAAAGGGGGGGTTGGTGCTGAATATCATATTGATTTAAAACTCTTAGCTTCTTTACCAATTGCTGAAAGAGTAAAAAAATTTGATGCTTTAGCTCAACAATATCAAACTATTGGAAGAGAAATTGAGTTTTCTAATCCCGCAGTATCGGGTCGCCGCTGGAATCCCAATGCAAAACTTGATGAAAAAGTAGATTTATTAGAACGTGCTGCAGGTGCACATAGTCATAGCCAGCATTCTGGTTGGCAATCTTTTGATTACTATGTTCCCTTTAAAGGAAAAAGTAGATTTGATAAAGGAGCGGTAGAAGACGCTTCTATTTACATTCCTGCTGTTGCAGGTGGAAAAGTACGCAGGGGATCTGGTGGTGGATATGGTTATTTTTCTGAATCTTTAGACCCAAGTGGAAAAGTTATTGCACGTGTTGGACACGGTAATATCGACAGACCAGAAGCAGGTGATGTAAATGTTTTGGGCTCTGCTCCGGAAGCCCCACAGCTTCCTGGTAGTACAACACAAGCAAGTAATGAAGATAGTGTTAATAAACTACTGGAAGCTCTTGGTATTGGTAAACAACCTACATTAAAAGATATGCTTGTATCGCAAGCATTAAATCAAGCTTTACAACGTAAACAAGAGATGTCAAGCTTCGCTAGTCTTCCTCAAGCAGGGTATATCTCCCCTCAACAAACAATGGAAATGTTTAGTTGATTGTTTGAATTTATAATGATAAGTAAATAGGTGTAGTTCGTGAAACTCAGTGACTTCGATAAAAGTAGAGTCAGGTACCACTTAGGTTACTATGTGGTATCCATTCCGGCGGGTGACTATGCCCGTTTGGAAGAAGCCATGAACACGGTTCCTGATTCATATTTTTACGACAAGATTATTATTCAAATCGGTCGTTGTGATACGGCTGAAAAGAAAACTGAAGTTGCAACCACACCTTCTACAAGGGTTGAAAACATTGCTGGTGACGTGGATCGTACTATTCGATCCAGCAATGCCAAAGAAGCACTAAAGACTTGGGATGAGATTTATCTTTATGAGACAAATCGACTTGCCCATATTCTTTACGTTCCTAACTACAAAGATCCTTTCCAGGCTCGTTATCGTTACGAACGCTCTGGTGCTGAATTTATTCAGGCCATGCCTGGACCTGCTGACGTATCTGTTGGCTCAAATATTTTCTTAGCGGAGAACTATCGGTAATGTGGCCTTTTCTTTCTGGATTAGCGGGTTCGGCTGTACTTCCAGCAATCGATTTTATTACTAGCAACGCTGTTTTAAGCGATCGTGGGATCATTAACGCATCTAAACGCAGTTTAAAAGATCGTCCAATTATTAACCCTTCTTTTAACCGACCTGATTATTCTGGTGCTGGTGAGCGGGCTCGTCGATTTCAAGAATACCGTTTAGGTACTGAGATCCCTGGGTCACAAGCAGGCTATGCTAAACGTTTAGTGCAAGAGCCGACAACTTTTGCTTCTGTTGATACACCAATTCAACGTGCAGAAAGACAAGAACGTTCACGTATTGCTCAGTTAACAGAACAAGATCCTCTATTTAAAAAGTATCGTGTTGCTGAATTAACTAAAGCGTACAACACTGCTAGTCCAGAAGGTAAAGAAAAGATTGGTCTAGAGATCTGGGCCACTACTAACCCACAGTTGGCACAAAAACTGAAACCCGGTCAGCTTGGTTATACACAAGCAACTTCTGCTGTTATGTCCCAAAGTCCCTTGGGGCAATTCCAGGCTCAGACTGGTGACATGCAGTATGCCAATAAAATGGATCAAGTACCAGCAGCAATGGCTGGATTCCAACCGCAAACTCCGCTTACTGGTATCCCAACTCCAGCAGCCCCTCAGATTGGTGTTTCTGAAGCCTTTGCCAAATCAACTCCAATCCCTGGCGCAACAGAGATGTTCACCGATCCACGTAAGTTTCTTAGTCAAGAAGAACTTAGTCAGACTCAACTTGCTCTTCTCAAGAAAGCGTTTGAAAGTCGCCTTAAATAGCCCTTTGGTAAACTAGGGTTACTTGGCACCACACCTGTGGGTAAGTCCACCAACTGGATAACGGATCCTTGGATCTACGGAGGCCAGTGTTGTTGCATTAACCTAATGATTCTCTGCCGTAATTTCGTCCGTCGACTGACTGCCAAACTGAGTTTAATTGCAGCTCTTCAAACAGTCTTTGTTCCCGGTCTCAAGGCAGATTCAAATTGGGTAGGAGAATAAGGTAAAAACTGAAATGGCACCCTTTACTGTTCAACAACGTTTTGGACTTAAGCCAGAAGAACTTAACGCTCTGACAGTTCTATCTGGACTTGAAGGATATCGCGGTCCAGGGAGTACTGATCCCGCTGCTGTTACCGCAAGCACTCTTCAACGTCGATTGAGCGGTAAGTGGGGTGGAAAAGATATTCGCAATATTGCTACAGCACCAGGGCAATTTGCTGCGATTTTGGATCGTGGCATCAATATGCAACAACTTGGCGACCCTGCTTTTGGCGCCAAAATCTTAGGAGGTAAATCAGAGTTTGATCGTATTCAGGCAATGATTAACAACCCTGATATTGTGCGATCTCACATGGGAAAAGTGGGCGAATCTTTCCGCGCACTTTCGGCAGGTCCTAAAAAAGGAGACTATATTCCTGTCCCTGGTCGTAGTAATTTTTATTTTAATCAAGATCCCGCTATTGCCAAACGAGGCAATCAATTATTAGAAGGCGCTCCATCAGCACCTCCTCTTCCTCCCACTACAACTGCATCCAAACCCGTTGAAAAAGGTAATGGGCTTGGTGCCAGCATTTTAAATCTGATTAAGAATACAGGTCTTGGTACCATGTTTCGTCCACAAAGTGCTCTCCCTGGTTACGACGAAATTCTAGGTATTACCTCTGATCCTCAGGCTTATCTTCAAGCGTTTGCAAATCGTCTAATGGAAGGGGAAGAAGTCTGATGGCTAGGTTTTCTGAATACGTTGATTCTGCTTATTTGCCTGGAGAAATTCGATCTTCTGGCTTGAGTGATTACCAATTGTATCCTCAGCTAAGAAGCGATTACATGGAGAAAAAACTGTGGAAGTTTCAACCTAAAGAAGATAATACAGGTGATCTTTTCCAGCAGTTTTTAGCATTACAAAACAACCCAGAGGCTTTAATGCCTAAATTACCAAACACGCCTTTTGGCAATTTAAGTTCTTACATGGGTGCTTAATTCGCCTATAATTAAAAATAAAAGTTAAGCAAGTAAATGTCCTCTACAAGTTCAAACAAGTCCCCCGTCTTCGTAGACCGCCCGCTTTACGATTCGGTTCGCGTAACTACTCAAATTGCTGGTAGCGCAACTGCAAATACTTTATTTGTACAGGGTGGTCAGGTCCCAGCAATTCTTGTGGACATGGACGCCACTCTTAGCGAAGACAATAACAGTGGTGGTGTTATTGACTCTGTAAAAATTGTCCGTAATGATTTTTATCGTGCCGCTGACTACACCGTTAGTGCTGCTACTTCGGGAACCGTTATCTCATTTGTAAGTGGACAAGTCGTTAATATTTCTGCTACAGGTGTACTCACTGGTAGTGGTGCTGCAAGTGGGGTTGGTTATTACACTTATACTGGCGCAACCACTCTTACAGGGGTGAACACAGCTCTCCACTATTCAGGTGGACTGGCTAATGGTTTTACATATAACGGTGTTAACTACGGTAATCAACCATCAGTAACTTTTGTGTTTTACCACACTCGTGGCACAACGCAACCAGTTCCCGCTTCTGGTGATTACAAGGTCGTGTTCGCCAAAACTGTCCCTGGTAATACACAAGAAGTTGATTGCTCCGATGTAATGCCCGTCATTGCCACTCCTGCGATGTCCGCAGGCAACACTACAGGGCTCGGCAACACGGCTCCGCTACGCAATAAGGGTGTGTACCTGGAACGAGGCGACAGGCTGTATGTAGGCGTCTTCCCGGACGGTCCCAACATCTCTGGCTACATCCCTGGTGCACACATTATTGCTCAAGGTGGTTTCTTCTAAGTTATGGCAGCAAAAAGTGGTAGTAGCTTTGGTACCTTTGGAGATGAAAAACGATTTAATGTTAAAGGTGTTCAACCAATAACAACAGAATTCTCCAGGGGTTCTGTTCCTTATTCCATCTATACAGCAAACAGAGAATCTGCTTGGACTAGATGGAGAAAAGGTTACGAGCTAGCTACTGCAACATCGTATACAAATAATTTTTCTTACCGTTTCAAGTATACAGTTCCTTTCCCAGAAGGATTTTTGCCCCCTGGAACTGAGTACCCAGATATCCTTGGTTATTTTCAAGGCTTTCCAACAAGAAATAAAGAGTTCCGAGTCCATTGGGCAGCAAAGAAAACACCTGGCAGCGTACGGTTTGATCAACTCAAGGCATACGTTGCACTGCTTAATGTTTATTCTTTTGATCGACCATCTTTTAGCGAATTAAACGTCGGTCAATTTTTTGATGACGATACAAATGTTGAATCGATAGATGCATATATTGCCTCCATAACAGAAGATGCTGATTACTGGTATGTAAAACTAAACGGCCTCTGGAGCACGGCAAACAAACTTCCTCCTCCGTTATATGTAAATTTAGGATCTGGGTTAGAAGGATTAAAAGCATTAAACGGAGAAGTTTTAGAAGATCGTATCCTTGTAAAAAATGGAACAATAATTGATCGTGACAGCATTAACCCTGAAACTCAAACAAGATATGGCTATGTTCAGGCTGTAGTTGTAGACACCGATGAAGACACGGGCATAATTAAATTAAAAAAAGCTGGATCAGTAGAAGCAACTCCTGATCGTATATTAGTTAGCCCTGCAACTAGGCCGCCTTCTATTGGTAGATATTTTATTACCGGCCCAAGATACTGCTGCACGTGCCAAGACTTTACGCATCGTGATTACAGCTATTTACTTAATCTAGGCGCCGGAAACAAACGTGCTTTCCCCAGGTCAACAGTATCTAACGTAAAGCCTGGACGCCATGAGCTGTTAAAAAATCTTGGCATTATTGATAACGCCATGATGACAGATGCAGATGTTAACCGTATTTTGCAGATTATTGCCCCTGGTGAAGACTATACACTTGCCGATACTATTACTACAGAGAACATTGTTGATTTACTTTCAGCCAGAGATAGTCCTGGCGTGTTCAAAGAATTTGGCTCTACTTATTTAAGGTCTACTTCAGATCCAGGGCTCACTGGATCCAAGGCTGAAGGCATGCCTGGATACAATGACTATTCTTCTGTAACTGTTCAAACCGATGGAAACTCTATTCCTCAGATTGAAATAACATCATTAACTGATATTTGGACTCCCGTGTTAGATGAGATGCGTTACTGCAAACACATTTATGCAATGCGTTTTCAAGACGATGTGTTCCCGCCAGAGCCATCAGATTTTCCTGTTGAAAACGGTAGCATGACAAGGTGGGAACAAGATCTTGTTGAATCAACAGAAAAAGATCAAAGGAAAAAATTACGCAAGCTTTCAGAAGAGACCTTGACTTACATGGATGTACCGCCATATAACAGTCAAGCGCAAAACATGCAACCAATGCTTCAGCGTCTTTTTAACATCCCGCTAACTTATATAAAAATTGATGGTTTTACCATGTACGATAAAAATGGAAATACGTACAATCCATCTGCAGGCGAAAGACCGGCAACCTAAAGCAAGCTATTTTAAAATAAAACTAAAGAGTGAAAAAAAGTGTTAATCCTTGGTTCAACTTCTGATTTAATTCAAGTTGTTACTTCAAGTGCAACTTTGATTGAAGTGCATGCTTCATATGTTGATAACAATAGTGGCGTTATTGGACCGCAAAGAAAAAACACACTTATTGTATCGGCAACAACAACAACAATTGTTAGTCCGCCCGCCGAAAATATTCAACGAAACGTAAGGACTCTTTATTTTAAGAATGAGTCTGGATCAACAACAAACATTCTGGACGTTCAACATACAGATGGTGTTAATACCAGTACTATCTGGGAAGGACCCCTGGAACCTGGTGAAGAACTTGTATTAGATCAGGAAGGAAATTGGAGCGTTCATGCTTCAAATGGATTAGAAAAAGTTTATGCCATGATCGGTCCAACGGGACCAACCGGCCCTAGTGGTGGACCAACAGGTGCAACCGGACCTCAAGGTACAACCGGTCCTACAGGTGCTACAGGTCCACAGGGATCCACTGGCGCCACTGGTGTACAAGGTGCTACTGGGCCGCAGGGATCTACAGGTATTCAAGGATCCACAGGGGCTATTGGTATCACTGGCGCTACAGGGCCACAGGGCTCGACTGGGATACAAGGTGCTACAGGAGCAGCTGGCCCCACTGGGGCAACAGGAGTTGTTGGTGCTACAGGCATTCAAGGCCCCACTGGAGCACAAGGAACTACTGGAGCAACAGGAGCAACGGGTGTTGGCATTACAGGAGCAACCGGAGTCTCTGGCGCCACAGGGGCCACTGGACCACAGGGGTATTCGTCTAGTTTGTTTAAGTACACAACCAATACAGGAGCAACAAGCGGCAACCCAGGTGCGGGTTATTTGCTGTGGAACAACTTAACACAAACAAGTTCTACGCAAATTATTATTAACCACCTTACAAATGACAATGTTGACATCGATATTTTTCTTGCACAGATAGCAAACACTGAAGTCATTACTATTCAAGATCAAAGCAATAGCTCTAATTATCAAACTTGGACTGTTAATGGCACTCCAACAAATACTAATCCGGGAACAGTAAACAGTTACTGGACATACCCGGTTACTCTTTCTGGTTCCGGTGGTACCGGCGCAACTAATTTTTCAAATAACCAGGCAGTTTTTCTAGCTATTATTAGCGGTCCACAAGGAGCGACTGGCCCTACTGGTGCAAGTGGGGTAACTGGCCCTACAGGTGCTACGGGAACTCAAGGTCCCACTGGAGCAAATGGATCTCAAGGTGCCACGGGAGTACAAGGCGCTACTGGAGTACAAGGCGCTACTGGCCCTACTGGCGTCAATGGGGCAACAGGCATACAGGGACCTACTGGTACACAAGGTGCTACAGGTGCCACTGGTGTTAATGGAGCTACAGGCATTCAAGGCCCCACTGGAGCTACCGGCGTTGATGGCGCCACAGGGATACAAGGGGCTACTGGAGCAACTGGTGTACAAGGTTCTACAGGTATTCAAGGACCTACTGGAGCAACCGGTGTACAAGGAGCAACCGGTGTGCAAGGTGCTACTGGAGCAACAGGCCCCCAGGGAGCCACTGGTGTAGGAAGCGCATTCACTGGTGGAACACTAACAAGTAATTTGACATTAGCGGCGGGGACTACATCACTCTCGCCGTTGACATTTCAGTCAGGCACTAACTTAACAACTGCAACTGCCGGAGTTTTTGAATACGACGGCAAGGTTTTTTACAGCACACCCGCAGGCCGTGGCGTGTCGCCATCGATGATGGTCTACCGTTTGAACAGTACACGTACAGGCACTAATAATACCGCCCTTACTTCAATCTTTGGAGTTGGTGTAAGCCTACAAGCATCTACTGTTTATGCATTTGAAATGCGTTTAGTAATGCGAAAAACTGTCGGTACAACTAGTCATGATATACGATTGCAAATGAGCAGCAGTTCCGCCCTTGGAACTATTTGGTATACGGGAGTTTCTTCAACGTTTGCTTCTCCCAGCACTTCTGGCAATAGCAGCACTACAGTTTCTTTCTATGGTGCAACCGAAGGTAACGTTACAATTTTGTCTGGTATTACTACGGCCAATATACAAGTTCAATGCTCACTTCAAGGTAATTTTGATACCGGTTCGGCTACAACGTTCACACCGTCTTACACTTTGTCTGCCGCCCCCGGTGGTGCATATACTACTCAAGTTGGCACTTATTTTGCCATCTGGCCCATCGGTGCTGCTGGCGCCAACACTTCCGTCGGACCCTGGGCATAACTTAATTTAGTTGCTATAGTCAAGCAACTGGCCAAAAGTTATGCGGCTCCATTTGCTTGGCTTGTTTCATACCAAAACAAGCATTGCCTATTCTCACTGTGCTTTCACAGGTAAAGTCTTGCGTTTTTCCAAGATGATGCAAGCCTATGGTTATGAGGTAATTGAGTACTCCAATGAAGGAAGTGAATCGTCAGCAGATAAACATGTCGCAATGCTGACAAACGGTGAATTCAATTCACTGTACGGCAAAAGAAAAGAAGTGGATTTTCACGGTGATGATGCCACGGTAGGGAGCAAAGGTCACACTTTGTTTGAAGAACGCTTAATACCTGCCTTAAAAGAAAATTTAGAAAAAGAAGATATAATCTGTCATCCATTTGGCCATGCACATAGCCGTTTGCTGACTGAATTTCCTGAGCACCAACACGTTGAAACAGGCATTGGTTATCCAACGCTGATGCCAAATAGCTTTCGCATTTTTGAAAGTTATGCCTGGATGCATTACCACCAAGGTAAAGAAAACAGGCAAGGTAAAAACTATGAATGGGTTGTTCCTAATTACTTTGATTTAGATGATTGGGAACCATCTTACGAGCCTGGTAAGTACCTTGCTTTTCTCGGTCGCATCTGTTCTGCCAAAGGATTAGACACAATCAAAGAAATTGCCAACTACAGCCCCTGGCCAATCATCTTACATGGACAAGGAGATCCAACCCCCTGGAGCCACCCAAACATTGAATACCGTGGGCCTATTACCGGCAAAGCACGTTCTGAATTTCTACGCAACGCACGTGCAGCACTAATGCCAACAAACTTTACCGAACCATTTGGCGGCAGTGGTGTGGAAGCCATGCTGTGCGGTACACCGTTAATCGCAGTTGACTACGGTGCGTTCACAGAAACAGTTATTGATGGTGTCACGGGATTTCGTTGTCATACACTCCAGGATTGGGTTGATGCAATCCATCGTGTTGATAATCTTAGCCGAGAAGTGATTACTAATACCGCACGCTCTAAGTACAGTTTGGAAGCTTGCGGTAAAAAATACAACAAAATTTTTAAAGATATTAATAATTTATGGAAAAAAGGCTGGTACGAGATGCCAGAGAGTGACAAATTAAATTTTACTTACATTCATAATGAAGAGCAGCCGTTTGCCAAGCGGTTAAGTAAGTGGATTTCTGATGTTCTTAAGCCGAGCAAGATTCTTGATATTGGCTGCGGTCCTGGGACTTATGTAGAGGAAATGCGGAAACAAGGACTAGAGGCATTTGGTTATGACATAGATGAACGTGTCAATGGTAAGAGATATCTTACTCAGCAAAACTTATTTGAAATCACAGACACTGGTGATGCTGCCATTTGTTTAGAAGTGGCTGAACACATTGAACAGTCAAAAAGTAAAGGAATTACAGAGGCGTTAATCAATTGCTTGACTCCAGGGGGCATTTTAATTTGGAGTGCGGCTGCCCCTGGCCAAGGAGGCGTTGGGCATATAAATTGCCAACCAAAAGAGTACTGGGAGAAATTATTTTTAAAACTATCTGTTACGCGGCTATTTGAAATGGAAGAAATTTTACTGGCATACATTAAAAATGGCTACCACATGGGTTGGTTTGCAAAAAATTTCATGATATTTAAAAAAGCAGCTTGATACCACACTTGGTAAACTGATAGCAATGGACGTTTTGAAATGAGTTTTTTTGAAGGTTATCAGCAAACGCTGTTTTTCTACCCAGATACTTTATGCATTCCTGGCGTGACTAAGGCGTATGACGTTTATACAATCAACTATTTATCTACAAGAAATTACACTTTAATGGTAACCGTTCAAGATATTGATACCAGTGTTGTAGTGAGACTGGAAGGAAGTATGGACGGTGTTAATTATGGAGCCATGATCTCCAACACCATTACAGCTAATGGTGTGTATGCGTACAATGTTTATGGATTTCCTGTTAAAAAAATTCGAGCAAATTTTTTAAAAGAAACGGGTGGCAACAATGCACGAGTTACCTTTCAAATTGCAGCTAACTAAATCAAGCTCCAGCTTCGCCACCATTTGGTAATCACATACTTATTCCCACTTACTGGGGGGTATGCTTCGTGCATTGTTTTTAAGTTAGGGAGACCATTTTTATAAAGGTTGTTCCACGCCAATAAAAATCCTTTTTGCGGCTTAACCTTCAATTTTAAATGTTTAAAAAAGGTTTCTCCCCCGGTTTCAACATCATTTAAGTAAACCATGGTGCTCCAGGTTCGTTGACCCATCCATTCGCAATAGATGCGATTTTCTGGTGTACCTGGCATGAAGAAATCCCAATGCTCTCTGTAGTATTGCCCTGGCTCATAACGTTGAGCTTGCATGGTTTCACCTAAAAATGGCTCCAACCCCATGTAATCGGATATTTTTCGATCAACGTTTAAAAATAAAGGAGAATCAAAATAGTGAAGGTCAGCTGTCTTGCTTGTTCGATAATCGGAGACTACGCAAGAATCTGCAGGATCAGAAACGGTAGAAGGTCTGGCCTTGTCATCAATATATTCAATAAGTTGATTGCATTCTGCAGAAGATAAAAAATCTTTACAAATGTAAATTTGCGTAAATGGGTAGTAAATTTGTTCCGCTTTTTTTGTAATAGGTAGCTTATGGAAATATCTATAATCGATTTGTTTAGGCTTTGCTTTGAATGCACATATGTTCATTATATATTTAATTTGGCCATCGTCAAACCCATATTGCTCGCGAAACGACCTTATAGTTTGCGCTTTACTGACGCCCCCTACCGCCGCTTTCATGAAATCTTTCACGTGGTCTGTGGTAACCATTTTTATAGCTGTATTGTTAGTACAATGTATTAGTTCTGCAGAAAAAACACAAGTGGAAATCTTGGTTTTAACATTTGCTGTTGTTTTCGGCGGCATTTACGGCATCAGCTCTGCTTTTCTGGCACATACCTGTACATACCATGACAACCAGCCCGGCAAACGATCATTTAAAACAATACATCACAGAACGTCTGCCTGACTTAGTGCCCGGGTTAATCGAAGGCATCGAAGATCAACCTAGTTTTACGGTTGATCAGCAGTACAGACCACTTTTTGACCCTGTTTACAGGGCTTAATTGACTGTTCATTCAGCGCTGTTAGGATATCCATAAGGTTTAGATCAACCATGGACGCAATCGATCTTCCAATGAACGTGGAGTTTTCCATCCACGCAGCAGCCTTAGCTATTCAGAGGTTGGATCGCGATGAACTAGAAGAAGCGTTCATTGAGATGCTCCACCAAAAGGCTCTGGAACGCCAGATGTTCTTAGGTATTCTCAAAGATCACGGTATTGACGCCGACATCAATTTTAACCTTTCTACGATAGGGCAAATCTCTTAATCCCATGGCCACCCGCACTGTTCAAGGTACTCTGGACACCTTCACCGTTAATTCTGGGTCTGAAATTACTTATCTTGGTAACACGACTGCTGGCTCTAGTGGTGGATTGGACATCCGCGCATTCCGTGTCAACCCTTCCACTACTGGTGACATTATTGTCAACATGGTGAATACTGTCGGCATCGTCACTCTGGAGATCTTTCAAGAAGATGCCTACACTGCATCAAATGCTCCCACCGGCTATTCAAAATTTGCTAATATTGCAAAAAACGGCAAAAGCAAGGGAGTAGTTGGTGTGACCGTTACGGATGCCACTA